CGACAGTCACTACACCGTCGGTGCCTTCCACACATTCGGCGTTAATAGTCGATACCTGTATCGCACTGCTGCCGTCATTTCTGATACCGTAGAACGGATAACGGCGGTCAAATTCCACCGTTGTCAGACCGCTGACAGCTACAGTTGTTTCCTGGGTTGTTATCATATAAATTCCTCCCTTTTAGATTTCAGGTTTTAAAAGTCTCATAAAACACTTTTTCTGCCCTGCACAGCTCCGCTGCTATGGACGGGTAAAGTGATGCTGTGCTTGGCGCAGCGTATCCATAGCCATTAGATGCCACATTGTTGCCAACCGCATATATGGTGCTTGATGTACTGTTAGTCTGCTCATCGGTGCCCGTCTGTTCATCGGTTGCGGAATCATAATACGTATATTTATACTTATACGTCAGGCTAAGTCCAATCTCATTAGCCCCGTATTGTCTCGGCTGTGCGGTTGCGCTGGCTTCAACCAATTCCCATTCTGACAAATTCACCTTGTGGATTATGCCGGATTCGGTGTCATACACATACGCCCATTGATTCCAGAACATAGTAAACGTAGAATACGCCCCATAAAATGGGACATTGTTTTTTGAAACGACCTTGCACAGCATTCCATAATTATACCGTACATTTATGTTATATTGCGCATAGGTGGTGTTGCCGCTTTCTATATAGCCCAACGTATTATCAGCGTGAACTTTAACGTCTGTTCTATAATCCCCATAGCTCAGACTGCACGCAGTAGGCAGCGCCGCCAGCTGTTCCAATGTCAGAAAACCGCTGCTCTGCGGCACATCAACCATCACAGGCGCAAATCCCACATACCCCTCAGCCTTTTCAGCGTCGGAAACATTGTATGTGCCATTTTCCGTTATAGTTATGGGCTTGACCTTGCCGCCTCCCGAGCTTCCCCCGCCCGCCAACGCCTGAGTGATAAGCCCTCCGCCTAATATCATGTTCCCGCCTCCTTATACACCCTCGCCCAGTGGGCATTCTTCCGTTTCCCGCCGTCAATATCATACGTCACCGTGATAGTGTACGGCTCGTATTCAAATACCTTTGTGCCCGCCGTTTCTGTTTCATTAGATGTTACAGACAGCAGCGGATACAGACAAAAAATCTCGTCGCTGTCACGCTGACGGATAAGCTTGTCGCCCAGGTCCTCATATTCCGAGGGGTCATAATGCTCAGCCACTGTTGACTTTCGCCTCCTTTTGGCACACAAAACTCAGCCCGTTTTCACCGAACATCATGCAGCCATGTTTCTTGCCCAGCTTTACCCGATTTTCAATAGCCCTGCTGTACAAATCATGATACTCACTGAAACTGCAATCCGCCTCAGGCGCAGAAACATCAGCCACGATTCCCAGTCCCGTGAAATCAAAATCAACACTCAGCACAGGAAGCTTGTCGCCGCCGTATGCGATGAAATCACCAATGTTGTACAAATAATCAGTGATCATCTGCGAACATTCCCAGCCGTGATATGCGTACTCACCGCCGCTGCCGACTATCTGCGATACCATCTGCTGTACAGCCGCCTCAGTCAGATACCGTCCCGAAATGCGCTACGTGTGACGCCAGTCGGAGCCCGAGGCATACTCATTGCCATACGCCTCATCAGTGGCATATACGCCTGTTATGTGCTTTGTGCCCCGCCTGATGATCTCCGTCCTGTCACCCTCCGCAGGCACATCCAGCCCCGAAGAGGGCGCAGAAAAAGGCACAAACGCCAGCACTCCGCCGCCGTCATGCCAGTATCCCACATCATTGTGTGACAGGTCGCTGAGTATGACCCTGCACGTCTTGCCTGCGAAATCCTGATAGCACAGCTGTGCCATGCGCCCCGAATATCCGCCCTCGGTGAAACCGCACTGATCGGCGATCGCTCCCACTATCTGAGACGTGGGATACCGCTTTGCCTTGCTTTCATCGAAAACCTTGTTGCCGTCATCGTCATAGGTGTACTCAAACTGATCATATCCACTGTAATCAAATGGAATATCCAGATTTTTACACAGATCATACGCCGTGATGCTTGCCACACCGCCAGAATAGGACTGCTGGGCAATGTAAAAATCAGGCAGCAAATAGCCGTTAAACGTTACCTTGCTGCCCTCGATAAACGGCACAGCCGACCATACATCACAGGAAAATTCCGTTGTGGCCACACCGTCAAATCCCTTGCCTTCCAGCGACCGCCTCAGCCTGATGTTGGCCAGTACGTCCGCACCGTATTCCGTACCCTGATAGGTTATCTTGTACGGCAGGCTAAAGGCCTGAGCCCGTGAGAGGGCAGGTCATAGATACGGATATGTTGTAATAGTCCACCGTGCCGTCGTTAAATACAGGCACACAGCGGATAGTCGGGCGGTCAAACACATTGGTCTGTACCGTGGGGCATTTGTATTTTACGGTCACCTCGTCCGCATTGCAGGCGGTCACAAGGGCAGCTGCTACCGTGTCCGACAGCACCTGAAAATCAGCCGACAGACTGACGCTCACACCCAGACATTTCTTACGTTCCTTGCCGTTTACAGCAGTGAAGCTGTCCGAATACACAGGCGCTGTTGATATATCTACAGCCTCGCATATAACGTGTTCGGACATATCCACATTGCCGATTTTTAAGATCGTATCATTCATGCTTTAACCTCCGCTGGCGGTTTTAGCCCGCTTGTTTTCCTGCGCAACAACCTTAGCCACATACTTGCCGTCCAGATCAACCACCTTGTAAACAGGGCTGCCCGATGAAGCAGATGTGCGTTTGACCGCCGCAGACGTGTCCTGACTGTCCGCCGCCGTTGTGTTCGCAGCCGATGTGTTGGCAGAAATGCTCGCTGAAGAGTTGGCAGCAGATACATTCGCCGCCGCAGCGTCAACGTAATTGCCATCAAAAACGTCCTTCATGGACTGCTCCCAGTTAGCCTTGAACGCTTCCATAAAGCTGTCGCCAAACAGCGTGCCTGCGTCAGTACCTAACTTCTCGAACTCGTCTGAGTTTTCCGTCACCATGTTGGCAATGATGTTGTTTACGCCCTCATCGTCCTTGTACAAAGACTTGATTTTCGAGAGCTTCTTGGGGTCTTTCAGCAGCTGCGTTGCATAGTCCAGCGCCGCTTCCGGGTCTTGTTTGAGTAGTTCGGTTATAAGGCTGTCAGGCACATTCTTTTCGTACAGCTCGGCGATTTTTGATGTCAGCTTTTTCTTGGCAGCCAGCTTTTTCTCAAATCCGCTAAGGTCTATCTTGTTTGACTTGGTTTTAGCCCCCGTCCGCTTGTCCGTTTCCTCAGAGCTGTTGAAGATATCGCCGCTTTTCAGACTGCCCGCCAGACTGTCACGGGATTTTACAATACTGTCGTAGGCTTTTTCAATGGCATTTTTCTGATTTTCCGCCGACTTCTGTGCTTCCTTTTCGGCGCTGTCATCGGTTTTTTTCTGCTGCTGCAGCAGTTTCAGATTGTAGTCCTTGTAAGTCTCCGAATTGTGGTCAAGGGTCTCGATGAAAGCCCGTTCCTGCTCCAGCAGCCAGCTGTCGTCATAGCCCTTTTCCAGCTGCTCGGTTTCAATTTCTCGGAACTTGTCCTCGACGGAAGTTTTCAGGGCGTTTTCAGCGTCCTTTTTAGCCTGCTCCGCTTCTTTTGCAGCCTTTTCAGCTGCCTTTGTCTCGGTGTCCGCAAGCTTGTCATAATGGTCTGTTACCTTGTCATAAAGCTTCCACCACTCAGCATCTTCCTCATTGCGGTACTGCTCTAATGCGGCTTTTCTGCCTGCCCAGTATTCCTCTTCCGTGACCTTGTGGACAGCATATTTGTCCTCCAGCTCCTTGAGCGCCGCATCAAGCATTTCCGACTTATCTACCACGCCGTCAACGCCTGCATCGGGCATACTGTCAGCTATAGCCTCGGAAACAGTTGTGCCTGCTTCCTCCGCCGCCTCTGCCGTGTCATCAGCCGAGGCGTTCAGACTGTCCGCAAGGTCTTTGTACGCCCCTGTCAGCTCGCCCTTCTGAGCTTCTAGCTCGTCCAGAGCTGCCTGCAAGCGTGCGTCCGCCTCTTCCTGTGACCCAAGCACAACATAACCGTCATCTTTTGCCATATTGTCAGCAGCCTTTTTCATAGCCTCATTAAGTCCTGCAATGGTGCTGTTGGCACCCTCAGTCCAGTCAAATGATTTAAGACCGCTTACTATGTTTTCACAAATAGACTTAGGCACATCGGTTATCAGCGCCTGTCCTGCGTCCATCAGGGCGACCACAAGCTTTTCGATGATAACAGGTGCCTGCCGCAAAAGCTGCGGGATTGATGCCGCAAGTCCCTCCGCAATGGCTCCGATAAGCTGCACGCCTGCGTCAATAAGCTTGTCCGCATTGTCCAGCAGCGTTTCGGTTATCGTCAGAGCTGCATTTACCACCGCAGGAACAAGGCTGTCCAGATTGTCCGTCAGCCCCTGAGCCAGAGCCAGCACAATATCCACAGCACCCTGTGTGATGATGTCGGCATTGTCGAGTATTGCCGTTATAAGCGCCGTGCAAAGGTCAGCCGCCGAGCCTGCGACCTTGGGCAATGCGGATATAAGCCCCGACAGCAGAGTGTTGATTATCTCATCTGCGTTTTCCGTAACAATGGGTATGGCAGTGTCAGCAATGGAGCTGAGAGTATCAAGCAGTGCCGCAATAAGGCTGTTAGCACCCTCAATAACGGAAGGCAGCATCTGTTCCAGCGTGTCGGGAATAAGGGGCAGAAGATTTTCGGTAAGCTCTGTAATGCCTGTTGCCATCTGCGGCAGTACCGCCATAATGCGGGGCATAAGATTGTTTGAAACCGTAACAACGCTGTCAATAACATCACCCAGCAGCTTGTCGAAATCCTGCGCAGGGTCGGCAATGCCTGTCATAAGGTTCTGCCATGCTCCCTGCATTGTGGCGATGGAGCCCTGAATGGTGGTAGAAGCTTCCTTTGCTGTTGTGCCCATTGCATCAAAAGCTTCTTCCTCAGTCATAGCACCGCTTGCAACAGCTTCAGCCGCCTGTTTTGCTGTAAGACCCGAAATGCCCATTTCAGTCTGCACAACGTGAATAGCATCAACAATGTCAGAAAAGCTCGAAACATCATAATCAATATCAATGCCGAATTTGGTTTTCTGAATTTCCTCAGCTTTGGCAAGAAGCCGCTCCATTTCCTCTTTCGTGCCGCCATAGCCTAATTTGAGGTTGTCGAGCATCGTGTAATTCTGCTTTGCAAATCCCTGATACGCATTTTGTATAGATTGCATATCAGTACCCATTTTGTTTGCGTTATCTGCCATGTCAGCAACGGCAGTGTTAGCCTTTTGGGCTGCAGTGGCAGTGTCACCGCCAAGACTGCTGACAAGAGAAGCCGCAAAGCCTGTGACGGTCTCCATATATGCGTTACAGCTCATTCCCACAGTGGAAAACGCCTCTTCCGCATAACCCTTGACCACATCGGCAGAATCGCCGAACAGTGTTTCAACGCCGCCTACAAGCTGCTCGTAGTTGGCATAGCTGTCAATAGCCGCCTTGGAAACAGCCGCTACCGCCGCAGATGCAGCACCCACAGCCGCAAGAGATATCTTGCCTATCTCCAGTGCCGCTTTGCCCGCCGCAGAGCCTATCTTTCCCAGAGCGCTTTCGCCCTTTTTTCCTGCTTCCTCGCCTTTTTGACCAGCGTTCTGAGCTGCATTGCCCACATCGTCAAGGTCACGCACAACGCCCTGAGCCTGCGAGGACACCTGCCCCATCTGGGCAAGAGGTCCCTGCATAAATGCCTGTGAGCTGTTGGCAAAGGAAGCAATGCTTCCGGAAGCCGCTGATACGGAAGCCCCCATTCTTTCAGCACCTGCCGCCGCCTGTGACGTGTTTTCGGCAGCCCTTGCAGCCGCAGAAGCTGTGCTGCTCAGAGCTGTCGCCGCCGCCGCTGCATTCGTGCCTACCTGTTCGATGCTGTCACTCGCCGCTGCCATAGATGCAGCAGTCTGTTCTGCCTGCTTCTTGGCATTGTCGAGGGAGGCTTTCAGCCCGTTGTCATCGCCCGTGATCTTGTATTTTATCTCGCCCGCTTCACTCATTTTCTCACCTCCCGCATTTTCTTTTCAGCTTCCTCAGCCCTGCGTTTAAGGTCGGCAGCAATGGCAGCGTTGCGGTCAGCCGCAGCCTCAAATCGGCGCTTGACCTTTACCTTGAGCCCGTAAATGCTTTTGAGCTTTGATATCCTCTTGCGCTCTGCGCCTGACTTTATCTCGCCAAGGTTCTGCGCCCTTATGCCGATTATCTGTCTGAGCTTGCAGTCATCGGGCAGCCCCTTGAACAGTGCGCAGAAGTCCAGCCAGTGGAGCTTTGCCGTCCTCAGGTCAATGCTGTATGCCCCCATGAACGCCGCATAAAAATACCCCTCGTCCTCCGCAAAATCAAAGCAGGGGACAGGGGTCTTGCTGCCTATGGTGCTGTTGTCCTTTGCCGCCGACAGCCCTCTGACGTAAAATTCGTCCATAGCTTCAGCCGCCTCCGCAGCACCTATGCCCTCGGGCAGCCCCGCAAAATAAAAGCGGCTCACGATATCGGTAAGTCCCTCAGTGCGCCGCCTTAGCACCGCCGCCGAGTATTCGCACATTATGCGGAAATCGGGGTCAATGGGTATCTTAACGCCGTTTACGGTCAGTATCTTACTGTTTGGTGCGAACATCGGCAAAGCGGTCGGTAAACGCCGCAGTCTCGACCTGAATGTACTTCAGTACGTCCAGGCGCTCCACAGCCGAAGCAGTCCTGCCCTCGAAGATCTCAGCAGCGCAGCCGTCACCCAGAGCGGCGTCAATGGCATTGTCAATGGCAGCCACAACAGCGGCCTCATCTTTGCAGCCCTTAAGCTCTCTCAGCTTCACAGCAGCCTCTGTTACCCTTTCGGACATAGCCTGCGAAAAAGATATGGGATATTTCTTGTCCTCGATCTCTACCGTACAAATGCGGTCTTTAAATCTGTATGCCATAAAATCAACCCTTTCAGTTTAAAATAAAAGGGGTCGAAATCGACCCCGTATGATCATGCCGCTTCTCCGTCCTTGCTGTAATACTTGCCCTTTGCAAATTCGGGCGCAGAGCTGCCCTTGACAAGCTTTGCAAATGCGCCGTCCTTGCGCTCATAGTAGCTGTCATATTTGGTAGCCCAGTCGGAAGGCGAGCTGTCAAGCACAGTATAACCGCCGAAGCCCTGATAGGTGAACTTAACAGGGTTGTCGCCTGACTTCTTGATGCTGCCGCTGACAGAGAGGTTCTCCTCAGGTGCGCCGCTTCCGTCATCGGAGATGATAAGAGAGCCCTTGCCCTTTTCGCCCTCGCCTGTGAGAGTGTTGAAATAAACATAGTTCTTGATAGCCGCCTGACCGATAGCATACTTCTGCTCATGGCTCAGCGCATAGTCCTGGAACTCATCGCCGATGTAACGGTCCTCAGTGAAGTCAATGCTTCTCTGGTTGCCTGTTTTAAGGGTAGATTTGCCCTTGTAGTAATAGCTGTTGGTCTTTTCCTCAGGGTTCAGCGATGAAGAACGGTCAGTACCGCCGCCGTAGCAGACAACAGCATAGTCATCTACATCAGCGCTCTGCTCTTCCGAGATATCCACCGCAATTACCATATTGTCAGTGGTCAGGAAGCCCTTGAAATTGGGGTCAGTCTTTACCCCCTTGAACATATCTTTCAGAAACATCAGATTACCTCCTTGGTATAAAAATCAATGTTTACACTCGCCGCATATATCCAGCAGTGAGCGTTCTTAACTGTCGGCGTGGGGAAATTGGTTATTCTGCATCTGGGCTGAGTAATACCCTCAATGTCCCATTTGCCGTACACCAGCGAATTTAAAATGCCGCTGAGCCTGCCGATAAGATCCTTTTGCTTGTCTATGCCGCCCATCGCCGTTATCTGCAGGGTGAGCTGTACTTTTTTGGTGCCGTCAAAATATTTTTTCAGCACCTTTGCTCCTGCAAGCATTACAGCCGTGCGGTCATTTTCAGAAACAACGCCTATAATGTCGATGTCCGCAAGCTCTCTTGCCTTTTCGGGGAATTTGTCGTATATCATAGCCCGTTGCTCCTTAATGTGTTTCGGAAAGTGATATCCCACTGCTGCCTGTGATTGTTTTCGGCAACCTCGCACCAGCGGGCTTGTGCAAGAGGGTGCTTATCCTTTGAATACGAAAGCGGAATATTTGTAAGATGCTTGCTTTCTCCGCTTTTTGCCCACGCACTTCCGTTATCGGCAAGCATAAGCAAACCAAAATATAAATATTGTGCGTATGGCGCATTCCAGACAAGCTCTGCGCTGTCGGTATCGGAATGGATAACAGATGAATCCATCAGACCGCCGTAATCATACGGTGCATATTTGTTGCAGTCTCCAAGCGCCTGCTCTGCCACATCAAACAAAGCTGCTCTCATAGCCCTGTCAGCCACAATAGACATATCAGGCCCGTTTATCTGTACATCAACGATCATGTCAGTATCACCTCCAGATGGTGCGGCTCTCCGCCGTCCGCAAAGTATGTTTCGATTTTCTGCACAACGTAATCACGCCCCATAAAGCGGATAATATCGCCCGTGCGGAACTCAAAGTCCTCAGGTGTGCTGTTGCGGCAGTCGTAAAACATCTTAGCGCTTACCTGCGGGATATCGCCCCCCAGAGCAAACGTCTGAGAGCGTGCAGGGATTATGCGCACCCATCTGAGCACAGCAGCGACCTCAGTATTGCCGCCGCCCCAGCCGTCGGAAGCTGTTTTGCGGATAACATCGGCGTAATGCGGCAGAAGATAGCGGGGAATAGCCGCCGTCAGCATACGCCGCACCCCCTGTATAAAAGCCCCGCCTTGTCCAGATAGGCAAGCGCCCTCGAACATACTCCCGCAGAGCTTCCGCCCGCACCGCTGCCCGAAGCACCCCCCTGAGACATGGAGAACGAGCCCACAGTGAACGATGATACGCCGCCCGATACAATACTGCACCACGGCTCAACACCGCCGCACAGCCCTATATATTCCGCCTGAGCGCATACAGCAAAATTATATGCCCTTTCCTGGGTTTCCCCGTCAGGCTCGGTGAGGATAACGCTGTCTATCACGTTTCCCGCACGGAGGAGCAGGCGGCTCAGGTCGTCATACTCCACGCCGCCGTAGATGTTTATGTAGAAATCCCTGTCAGCCGCCATAAAATCACTCCTTACGCCTTAAGCATCGCAGCAGTCACGGTGATATAGCCGACAGTGACCGCCTTGCTGTCCGAGTTAAAGCAAACTACCTCGATAACATTGCCCTCGGCAGCTGCGATCTCGGTAGTGCCGCTGGTAAGCGCTGTGCCTGCGTATGCGGTGGAAGTCTCGCCGTAAACAGCCCTTGCGGAAGGATTTACCTTGTACGCATAAGTGCCGCTTGCATCGCCGCCTGCCGCAACGGTGATAACAGTCTTGCCCTTGGTGCTGCCTGCCGCCGCTGTGAGCTTAAGGGAGCCGGGAGCATATACCGCACGGATAGCCACGCTTCTGAGCACCTTGTGAGCATATGCGATTCTTCCCTGTACCGCACTTGCACCGATGTACTTGCCCGAGCCGTTCATGTCCTGGAGATGTACGGGAACGGAGAACTCTTCCGCTCTGGTCGCAAATCTGGGGTGGCCTGCGATCATTGCCAGACCCGCAGTCTTGTCATTCCATTCAATGACGTTAAAGCCCGCAATGCGTCCTACGATACCGCTCTGAACTACGTTGTCACCCAGAGATGATGCCTTAACGAACTCAGGGGACTTAAGGATAAATGAGTAGGTCGCAGGGGTAACCAGCAGATAGCGTCTGCCGTCATCGGGAATATTGGCCTCGCTCATCTGCTGCCTGATATCCACGATATCGCTGTAAATGCCGTCAACGGTAAGCGCACCGATGTTGGTAACGGTAGCGCCTGCGAGAAGTACGGTAGCGCCGTCAGTATCCTCAGCAACGGCAAGGGCATAGCCTGCACTGTCAAGTCTGTCCGCAACAAGGTTGTCGGGGACAAGCTGCGCATCGTAGCCGTCGATAAGCTCATTTACTGCCTTTTCCTTGTCGATGGGGAAGTTGATGTAAGATGTGCTGCCGTGCTTAACGGGAATGCCGTTTGCACGGTCGTAGTCCGATACCTCCACCTCCGCATCTCTTACGGGGATCTTTACAACGCCCGCCTTGGGGCTGCCCTCGTAGTCGGTGTTAAATACAACGCCGTTTTTCAGCTTGTTTTCCTGGCGAATCTTTGCCAGAACCAGAGCCGAATATCTTTCCTGTGCTTCATGTGCCATAAATTACATTCCTCCTGTTTTTAGATTTTTATGTTGGGATTTTTCGCAAGGAACGCCGCCTCTACGCCCGAAGGCTGCTTGCCGCCGTTCCCGAAACTTACCCCTGTGGTGACACCCTGAGGGGCGCTTTTCGCAGAGCAGAAAGAAGGGTATTTTGAGATGACCGCATCAATAGCCTTTTCGATAGGCATATCGTCCGATACCTTTGCCATAGCCAGAGCGATAACGTCATCTACAGCCTCGGCGGTTACACCCTTGGAATAAGCGCAGCACTTAGCCTCAGCCGCCGCAAGCTTCTTCTCGGCGTCCGCCCTGCCATTTTCTGCAGCGGATATCTTTTCCTGTGAAAGCTGTTCGGCAGTTTTCTGACTGTCCTGCCACTTTCGGAACGCTTCCATCTCTTCCTTTGAGGGCTGTCCCTTTGCCTGCCTTTCAAGTCTCTGCTTGACTATTGCGTCAAGCTCTGCCTGGGTAAATGTTTTTGCCGTCTGCTCAGGCTCAGACGTAGATACAGCCTTTTCAGGGAGATTTGCTCCGCCCTTTACAGCCTGTGTGGGATCACCTCCGTAGGCTCCCGTGGAGCCATTTTCAGCCTTGTTGGTTTCGGTTACGGTTGTGTTTGTTTCTGCCATTATGATTACCTCCGTTTATAGCCTGTCGGCTTGTTTTTCCGTCCTCAGTTTAACGCCGTAAGTACGTTTAGGGCATAAAAAAAGCAGCCGTAAAGCTGCTGATTTACTGTTTAACCCCCTAGATTTCGAGGGGCTTATGTTTTGGTGGAGCCAACAAAACGTGATTTATAGCCATTTTGTTGAGGTCAGCTGAGGATTACAGTACAACGCCCTCAATTACTGCTCTTGCCTGCAATATAGCGATATAATCTTCCATCGTCCTCACCTGAAACTCATACAGTGATCTGGGACACGTAGGCGTGAAGTTCAGTTCGCCCTTATCCCATTTTTCAAGCATTGCTTTGAGCTTTTTGCAGCGTATCGCAACCTGTCCGTACTCGGCTTTGAACCTGTCCTTGTAATCGGAGCTTGCCATAAGCTTGGCTGTGTCTGTCAGCTCCATAGGTCTTGCTGCTGTTTCGTTCATAACATCATATCCTTTCTGTTTAATACCTCTGAACGGTATAATTATTCGCTTACAGGTTCATAAGTCTTTTCAAAGATATCAGGCTTGCAAGGATACTGTTCTCCGTTCACACCAGTGATGATGTAGTCGCCGACAGATGCCGTCATATCACCCTCTAATGTGTGGATAACGACTTCCTTGTCAGTCTGATACGCTTCTACCACAACAGGCTTCTTGCGGTATTTCATGACATCATATCCTTTCATTTTGATATAAAAACAGCGCATATGTTACCGACAAAAATGTCGTAAACATACACGCTTGTGTGGGTATAAGAAAACCGCCTTGTTATTTCAAGCTCTGAAATATTGGTTATTCTTTCGGAAATATATTCCACATTCTCACTCCTCCAATAAAAAATCACCCTACTTGTGTAAGGTGATCAAAAGTCGATTATCTTTATATCTCCGCAAATTTCCGATAAGCATTTTCCGTCAAAAAAAGGGCGATCCATAACATCGTCAATGCTGTTGACGGTTAAAGTGTTATCACCGCACCACATATCGAATTTGTTTTTTGAAAACGGGTCAACGCCACAGGATTTGCCGTTGAATTCAAATGTGAAATGTGATGCTATTTCACTTATTCTGCTTTTTATTTTTTTAGCTGTCATAGTATATCACCATTTTCCATGCGTTCCTCATCTGTTAAATTTCGGGCTTCACTACGGGTTACATCTCCGTTTTCATCATATGAATAATCGTGAGCGTGTTCACCGTTTTTGCCAAACGGGTGGTTTTTGGGATTGCCATGATCATGATTTGAAACTTGCTTGGTCTGCTTGCCGTTTCCATCATAATAGTTTCTGTCGATCCCGCCCTTGGTATTTTCTCTTTGGGTAATGCTGTTGGGTTCGCCTGTAAGGTCAGTCCTTTTAACGATTTTTACAGGGGTACCGTTTGCGTTTGTGGTCATATTCATTATACCACTTCCGCTGCCATTGTCAAGCCCTGATTTCGCCTTCCTCTCCGCCCAAACCGTCTTGCTCGACCTGCTCCTGTCATACCCATAAACCTGAGTGCGGTCATTGTGCTGTTTAAGCCCCGTCTCCTTGCAGTAAGTTTTGTATTTCTCCCTCTGATTGCGAAGCCGTAAAGAAGCCTTCTGCAAGCCCTCAGTGTCGCCCACCTCCTGCAGCATCATACATTCCCGCTTGGCGGCTCTGATGCCCCGTTCCATAGCTCTCTGCTGCTGAAACTGCATATACCGCCTGTTATTTTCCTCTTTGGGATAGGGAAAATATCGCTGAAAATTGATGCCCTCTGCAAATGGATATTGAACGTGCCCGCAGTTGATACCGAGTATTCCGTCAGGCTGTCCGTAACTCGTCTGAGAAAAAGGCGTAAAATGTATTTTATTTCCTGCGCCGTCTGTGGTTACTCCGCTTGTGCCGTCACGGGAATAAATTTTTCCTTGGTCAATGGCACATTTGGGACGTGCGCCCAGATGTGAGCTTAGTTCGATAAGGTTTATCCCGTATTCGTCGCATCGTGCGTCCTGCGCAGCCCTCGCCGTGTTTCCCAGCGTTGACCGCATATCCATCATCACATAAGCCTCAGGCGACCACTCTCGCCCCCTTTTATCCACAAACGCAGGAATACCCTTTTGAGCAAGCTCTCTGATGGTCTTGCGGGTCGCCTCCTGTAAGGACATCTGCCCCGATACAGCCTTTGCCGCACCCTTGCCCATAATGTCAAGTGCTGACTGCCTGCCCTCGGCAGTGTCACGGTAAATGGCATTAACGGCATTCACATACGCCGATTTTGCCTTGTACCCCATGACCGTGTTTACAAGGTTAAGGTCACTTGCCGCCTGCCGCTGAAACGCCTTGGCAGCATTCATGGCTGAGGTTTCCGCAGGAATGTCCGAGAAATATTCCGACAGCCCCGCAGCATTCGCCGCCTGCACCGCATTGTCAAGATATCCTATCTCAGTCTCAGCCGCCGCCAGAACAGCGTCCATAGCCTGACCGCCCTCGACCTCGGAATATCCCGCAATGATAGCCGCCGCCCGCTTGTCGAAGCGTCCTGCCCTCGCCAGCTGCCTTATCCGCCATTTTGACGTGTCGGAAATATCTCCGTCCCGTGAAAGCTGCGCCGCAATTTCCCGCAGGATATCATCTTCCATATCCAACAGTACCCGCACCAGAGGCGCCGAAAGCTCGTCATACTGTTCCCTTGTCATTATTCAGCACCTTCAAGAATTTTCTTTGCCTCTTCCTTGGAAACGCCGATAGCTACGGAAATGACGTTTATAGCCTGTCCCAGACTCAGAGCACCCGACTGATACTGCGCCATAACAGCAATAAGGCTCTGTGTCTGTGCACCGTTCAGGGTCTTGCCTGCGGCTTCTTCGGCACTGTCAATGATGTCGTCAGTGCCTGCCGTATCATCAACATTATCACCGCCCGAAGTTACAAAGCCGTCACCGTCCGAAACTCCAAGAACAGCGCTCTCGGCATTTATCCTCTCAAGCTCTCGCCTTGCCGCCTCTTCATCACACTTCATAACCTCCATAATGGCAGAAATTTTTGACTTTAGCCCCGCCGTTACAAGACTGATGTTGTTTGCGATAAGCGTGTTGTCATCAATAACAACGCTGTCCTTAAACGCCACAGTGACCTCAAGATCACCGTTCGGGACTTCACCCGTGATCATCGCAAGCCTGAGCACAGCCCTGCACATTTCCTCAATGAACTCAACGAGGAGATTTTTCTGACAGCGTATCGTAACAGCCGTCTTGTTTTCCTCGGAAACCACCTCGGTTGCGGTCTTAACTCCGCCCGCCTTGTCGAATGACAGCGAGCCGGGAGAAAGCCCCACTTGAAAGCACAGAATATTCAGCAGCGCATTGATACCGTCAACGTGATCTGAAATTCTCAGCTCAACTGTGTTGTCGGTGATTTTCAGATCCTTGTCCTCATCGCATTTCAGTGCCTGATAAACCTCGTCATCAGCGTCAAAATACCGCTCTGTCTTACCCGTTTCGGGATTGACCACAGTACGAATGCAGGAGCTTGGCACGATTATTCTCTTCTTTCCGAGAACAAACTCACGGGCAAAGCTGTCAAACGCCACATCAAGGGCTTTGAGCGTGTCCTCGCAGTTTGCAAAGCAGCTTATGCCGAGGGGCAGCTCCGTGGGAATGTTGCTTGGAAAATCGGTCTTGAAATACTGAAACAGGGGAGTGTCGATGGCGTATGTGAACGTGTCTCCCATATCGGGATAAAGCTCCGACAGCGGCACTCTGTCACCCGGAGCATTGGGGTCAGAAGAACGAAACAAAAAGCACTCCACAAGGATATCATCATCCTTGACGGAATGCTTCTCGAATAACGTGTAATAATATTTGCCCTTGGCTGATACCATGCCGAAAATGCCCTCGGTAATGTCCCTGTTATCCCATTTCAGCGGATAAAACTGCCGCCCCTCAACAAACGAGAGCCGCACCCTGCCCCGTTCTATGTATTCTCTCAGAACACAGCCGCCCTGAGCAAATGCCGAAGAGAGAAGCCGTGGAATGTTCTTCCAGAAGCCCTCACGGCATAAAAAATCACGAATGAATGTGTCATAAACCTCCGAGCCGCAGGTTATGTCCACCTGCTCCGCAAAGCACTTGTGTGAAAACTCGTCGCACAGTATCTTTGCCGTGTTCAGCATATTCATCTGCCGCACAGTGCCCCTGTTCAGCCCCGCACGCTTTACCTCACGCCATTTGGGGCGACCCTCGTAAATGTCCTGCCACCTGTCCATATATCCGCTGTAAAAGCCGTTATCCCCGGGAAATTCTTCCTCGGGAAACGCCTGCCGCATTTTTTCTATCATCATCTGCCTGTCACCTCATTTCAATAATATCGCTCATATACGGCTCAAAGCTGTATTCAAAAGCGTCAAGGCTGTCAATGTTGTAATTGCCGTCATCGACACGTATATCCTCAGTAGGATCCTTGTCCCACACCGCCGTGCTCAGAGCCGCAATGAAATTTTTGCACCCCGATATGACCTGAAAACGCATTTGGGACATAATCATATTCGTAAGCCGTATGCGCCCGAGTATCTCCGTCTTTTTGGCATTGCGTATCTGAACGGGAAGCTGTTCTTCGGCACAACTGCATTTGATGCCTCTCAGAAGCGTTGTCTCCGCATTATCGAAATACGCCTCGGGGACATTGAAGCGAGCCTGACAGCGGCGGATAAACTCCACCACATCATCTTCAAGTTCTTTCGGCGTAATAACTTCCTTGCGGTAATATTCATCAAGCACAACGATTTTTCCGAAACGGCGGCTGAACCCCGTGCATATTCCTGCGTGAGCCGAGCCGTTGCCGCCGAAGTCGAAGCCAATGTTTGCAAACAGAATATCATCGGGAACAGTGTCAATTACATACAGCGCAGGATTATCCGCAAACTGCTTGTAAATAACGCCCTCTGCAGATACCCATAAACCCTTGATGTACCTGTCGTGGAATACCCCCGAAAACTGCCTGTCAGCATTTTCAAGCTGTTCAGGGGTAAGAATGGGATTGTCCGACATTAGAAAATGCAGGTGCAGAGCCTTGCGCTCATCAGCCTTTTTTACCCACTCAGTGTAGAACCAGTGATTAGGCGTATCGGGATTGCAGTTGAACCACAGCTTAGCACCTTGCACCGACAGCGTTCTCGCTATAGCCTGATCCACGAAAGAACGGGGCATAAGTGCCACTTCATCGAACAACACCCCCGAAAGCGTAATGCCCTGTACAAGCGTATATGAGCTTTCGTCCTTGCCGCCGTAAACGAAGAAATTATTCTGTACACCGTTGCCCTCTACGGTCAGCAGATTTGCCGACCGTGAGTAAGATATGCGGAAATAACAGGTAATGTCGGCAATGCTCTGAATAGGGATAATGATGTTTCTCTCAGCAGACCGTACCGTTTTGCCGCATATGCCGAAGGTCGCCCCGTTAAAGCGTCTCATCGCCCACAGAATGAATGAAGTGACCATACATATGGTCTTGCCCGAACGAACCGCTCCATCGCATATGATAGCTTTGTATTCGTCCTTGTAGCACCATCTGAATATCTTCTTCTGCTTTGCCGAAAGCTTTTCAAACGTCATTCGTCATCAGCCTCCAGTGCTTTGTAAAGTGTCGGGACCTCAGAAGCCGCATTGCTTTCACTTGCAGCTTTCTCCCAAAGCCCTAAATGCTTTCCGAGAAGCTCCAGAGCCTTGACCTTATCGTATGATGAGACCTCAGTTCCGAATTTGCCTTCTTTTATGCCCGAAATGATTTTCTTGACATCATCGGGCAAGCTGTCAGTAGGGGTAAACTTAACACTGCCGTTCTTATCCACCTTAGCAAGCTCTGTACGATCAGCAAATGCAATAGCGGCAAGCTCTGCAATTACCTTGTCGGCAGTAACTTCAGTGCGCTTTGACTGCTTGGAGCGGAGCAAAGAAATACGTTCTTGAACCTTAACATTTACTAACAGTCTTGCCGACTGAACATCAGCCGTTTTTGAAGAATATCCCGCCCGAATAGCTGCCTGAGTAGCGTTTAAGTCGATGAGGTATTCCTCGCAAAAACGCTCCTGCTTCGGCGTGAGCTTTTTCTCTGCAATAATACCTCACCTCCGCAAATAAAAAGCGCCCCGAAGGACGCATAAGTTTTTTGTCAGCAAAGGAAGCCCGCCGATAAGCGAAAGCTAAGGCTCCCGCCCTCGGCTTGGCTTCATTATGTTCTTTGCTGATTATAATTATATCACAGGGTAATAGTGCCATTCAATGCCATACTTTGAAGTGCTGCGCCGTGGATTTTGTAAATGTGGCGGATATTATAATTCATCACAAATGCAATATCCTCCCACCTCTGCCCGATTATGTATCGCCGTGTAAGCACTTCACGCTGAACAGCGTCGGGAACAGTGCCGATAACCTTTTCTACCCGCTGACGCACCCCCAGCATTTCCATCATCAGCCTGTCCGCCTCTGCCTGATAATCAGCGAGACAGCAGTATGTGCGTTCTACAGTATTGCCGTTCTTCTCGTGTGTGCTACCGTCGCTGTCGTATCTGACGGCTTTGCCTCCCATAATCAGCTGAGCGTAAGAATTTGCCTTGTCTCTCGCCAGCCTGTACGCTCTTTCCGCTTCTCGGGCTGAGCTAAGTATTCTTTTCACTTCCTGTACTGTCATCTTCAGCCCTCCTGTTTTTAAAATACCTAATAATTATTTTTGCAGATTCTTTCGGGTGACGGAAAATGAGATGCACGATTGACTTACGCATTACCACATCGCTGTCTCCCTCGTAGGTTTTTCCGCAAATCTTGCACCGTTGCGTGACCATGAAAGATATGCTGCCGTTGAATTTAATCATCTTTCTCACCGTCCTCTAGCAATTCGGGATTATCGTAAATGTTGCCGATGACTTCTGCTGCAAATTCGTCTGTCTTACCCAGTGAAACACATCTCAAAATAGATGAATTTTCCCAAGCGGTAGGATTTGGGGCGTTGACACGGCGCACACCAAAGCTTGAAATTTCATCAATCCAAACAATCACACCAATTGTTGTAGCAGAATATGCAGTGCCCTTAACGATATCCCCCTCGAAAATCATTACACCGTTCTTGTCGGTATGCCCTGTGTACTGTCCGACTGTTTTGGGAACTACTTCAACACCTGTAACATCGTTGTTTCTGCCGTTTGTGTTGTCCACGATACACAGGATATAACCGCCGTGACCGTCAGATATATGACGTAAATCGCCATATATCCACTCGCCGCTATTCTTTTCTTTGCCACGAAATAATATTTCACGCATCTGTTATTCTCCTTCTTGTCAGAATGGATATCCATTGTCATAGATATTGCCTATGACCTCGATTTGCCTCAGGTCCTGATAATGCCCAAATGGCAGGGTCTCACTTTTCGAGTAAACCAGCCCAAAATATGCTGTCCCGTTTCGTTGCTCAAAAACCACTTCATGGATTGTATCGCCGTACCTTACAATATCCCCCTCGAAAATATTTACACCATTCTTATCGGACAATCCCGTAAACTGTCCTATGGTTTTACAATCAACCTCTATTCCGCTTACGCCTAACGTATTAGTCATTTCAGCGGGTAAATCATACCTTTCATTATAAGGTCGAGTTAATAATCCATAGACCCAATCGCCGTTCTTATACGTTGTTCTGTGATACCCTTCATCGCGATTTATGGCTTTTCCTCTGAACAAAATTTCACGTTTGAACAAAATTTCACGTTCCATTGTTTTCACCTCCATCCATCTTCGCCCCGCAGGTGGGGCAATATCGGTAAGACTGCCTAAATGCGTCAAACAACATTTTATTGCTTTCACCCTCAAAAGTGACCTCAAAGCATTCTCCGCATACATCGCATTCGGCTGTAGTGTAATTTCCGTAAAAATTCAACCATTTGCCATGCTTCACGGGTGTATCTCCCGCAGCCATCACACACGCAATAACCGCAATTACATCTATACCGATGATAAAACCTATCAGAAATCCGCCCAGAAACATCATTCTTCACCGCCTTTTATCGTTCTGAGCAACTCCATAAGCATTGTCCTTCGGTCACCGTAATTCATTCTGCGTTCCTCAGCCTTCGCCTTTTCGATATCCACCTTGCGGATTTCATGATTGCAGATCGCAATCTCACTGCTTATAGCATCAGCAATGAAATCATTGCGTTTAACCGCATCAATAGCAGCCTGCAGCGCTTCTGCGTCCTGGTGGAATATTTCATCATCGCCGTCATCGGTAAAATGACCCTCAGCTTCTTTTTTTAAATTCTCAAGATGACTTATGATTTGATTTGCATTCATTTTTGCATATCCTCCTAATTTCAATTTAAATGCCATTTTAAGACGCTTTGTACTTTGACGTGATTTTACCCTACCCACACCCATAAAGCCTCATACAGTTCATTTTTGCGGGCTTGTCGTTGATTTGATTGCACTCATGGCATTCAGTTTCTGCAAAACAGTCTTTTCGGTGACGTTTTCGCTTCTTGCCGCAGATATCACAGCAAGCGCAGTCCTCAGTGCCTCGGTAACATCTTCGGGAAGTTTCAGCGGAGCCTTGCAGAGAGCTGCGCAAAGGCTCTCAGTCGCCTTGATAGCCTCCTGGTGCTTTCGGCACGCATCGACATAAAGAAATCGCTGCTTGATATCCTCGTTGTACTGAGACAGGAGGCGCTGCTTTTCGGCAGCAGCCTGCTCCAGACTTATGGCTTTGCTTTTGAACATCGCATATACGCCGCAAAGTCGTGCAAAATATCTGTACTCAGCCGCAGGAAACTCAGAGTAATCAATTACCTGACCCTTGCAGCCTGCATTATAGCAGTCGGTCTCCAGCTGCTTGAAAACAGCCGGATCAGAAAAGCATTTCTTCAATTTACACCTCCGGTTTATTGTTTTTTGCATGCTCCATTATCCGCTCAATGTCGAAGGACGGCTGCCGTTTAGGTTGGATATTGTCTGATGTGAGCCACTTGACAATGGTTTCATAATGATTTGGGAATGGCTTCTTGCCGTTTGAATCGAGATACTGCCCGATCTTGGCAATGTAACGGTCTATTATTTCCTTTCCGTATTTTCCGCAAAGATCATTATATTGCTTTTCGGTCAGGTGTACGTTGGTGGTGGTTGTGCCCGTTCCGGGCACGGTATTATTATGTAATACACTACCACTATCACTATCATTTACAATATCAATGTCATTTTCAATATCAATATCACTACCAATATCACTATCACTATGCAAATTGATGCAAGTCATTGCATTTGTATGCTTTTGTATGCTTTTGCACTCTTTTTCGACGTCATTGTTAATAGCCTCGGCATCGTCATTTTTCTGCCATCGCCTTTTTGCGCTTTCGGCTCTTTTTTGGCATACTGTCTCATACTTCTGCAAGTCGCTGTCAAGCTGATTTGAAATGAAAGAAAAAGCCATTGCCGCCATTCCGTCAAGGTCGGGCAGCCTGCCTTCGTTCACATATTCAAAAATCGCCTTGAACAGCTTCCCTGCTTCATCGTCTGATAATCGTTCTATATGCTTTATATAATCCGCATAAAGGATAAAGCTCTTCTTTTTCGGCATTCATACCACCTCAGACTCAGAACGGAAGATCGCTGTCGCTCACAACTTCCTCAAAGTCCGAAAGGTCGGCAGGAACGGTAGCAGGTGCAGCCGCTGCCGTATTGTTTCGCTGAGGAGGGGAAGAGCTTTTGTTTCCGCCGCTGTCACCGCCGAAATATGCGTGCTCCGCAAGCACCTCAGTGACATAATGCTTTACATCGGGGTAACGCTTGTCATCATAATTTCTCGTTCTGATAACGCCCTCAATGCCTATCATCTTGCCCTTGGAGAAGTATCGGCAGATAAATTCAGCCGTCTGTCTCCACGCCGTGCAGCTGATAAAATCGACCTGCCGCCCGCCGTTCTGATCCTTATACCCCCTGTCAACAGCCACGCTGAAGCTACAGGACGATATGCCGTTTACGCTCTGCCGCAGCTCAGGGTCTGATGTAAGACGTCCCATTAAACACACTCTATTCATGTTGCACCTCCTAAAATTTTGGCTATCATATAGCCTGTCATACGCTTGTCGCAGAATACGAAATCAACATCATACCGCTGACCAATGGTAAAGAGTATCTTGAAAAGCTGCTTTCCGCTGACAGCTTTGGGAGACGTTCTGAGGCGGGGATTTACCCACCCCTGAACATCTGCAAGTGTCTTGATATTGCTTCCGTGTTCGCAAAGAATAATGATCTTTATCCCATTTTCCCGCGCACGTTTAAGCTCATTGATGAACCTTTCGTGCTGCTGGCAGACATTACCGCATATTTCCTGTAAATTCTGCTTGCGGTCAATTACGACCCTCGGATTGTCAAGGCTCATATAATCACCTACATAAAGCTTTGACGTATAATGCTGAATGCCTGTTTCATCAAAATAGCTCACTATCTGTTTAATGGCTCTTGATTTTTCTCTGGTATCAATCTGTATAGTCACTTTTAAACTCCTCCGAGGTCAGGACCTTGTCAAGCTGTTTTGTAAATTTACAGTAATCACAGTGTCCGCATCTGGTCGGTTCTTCCTTTCCAGACTTTATTGCCGCATATCTTCCGATATTTGCCTTGACGATCTCCATAGCCGCATCAAGCTCAGCCTGATCCAGACTTATGACCTGTAAGTCGGTCTCCTTTTCCTTTGTGGCTGCAGCAAGGACAAAGGGGAGAGTTTCCCCTGTGTTCTGCCTTACTATCTCCTGATATACAGCGCCCTGAATGTCATAGCCCCAGGCTTCATAAAAGCTGAGCCTGCCTCTGCCGTTTACAAATATGGGGGAAAAGTCCTTTATGACCTTGAGGTCAACTATGGTCTTGTGCTCCCGATAGCTGTCAATTTTTATCTTGACAGGCACGCCTTCAATCTCGCCCACCATAATTTTCTGCTTTTCTCCGTCCATAGCCTTCATGAAAAAGCTGTCTCGTTCGATTCGGTTGATTATGTAATCCGCCTGATTATATTCAGCTTTCAACGCACCGTCACGCTTGAATATTTCGGGGTTCTTTGCCTTGAAAATATCAAGCGTGCCCTCGAAATGCGCATCGACATACGAGCCTACAAGAAGTGCGGTAGTCTTTTCGGGAGCATATTCACCGTGCAGCTCCGCAAGGGCTGCCGCCTCACATTTTTCAAAGCTTTTGAACTGAGACACGCCCATATATTTCAGATTGTTCTCCGGCGAAAAATAGTCGGTCTGAGTTATGCTGTGGGGTATCATAAATATGTTACCTCCATTTCCGCACTGTCAGTTGTCCTTGTGGCGATGAACTGCACACCCTTTTCCCTGCACTTGTTGTACAGCTTTTCACGGTTTTCCGCACTGAGCTTTTCAGCGCCGTCGATGAGAATTATCTGTAAATTGTTGGGCTTGCTCAGAGCAACGTCAACGCAAAGCTCAAGCTGTTCACCCTCTGAGAGGTTGGAAACGGGGAGACCGTGTATAAGGGGAATGCCGTTCTCCACCGTGAAGCCCTCAATGGGGATAGAAGCGGTTTCGAGTATCTTTCCGGGAAGACTGCGGGCAAGCTCTATCTTTGCTGTAAGCTTATCCGAAGCGGCGGTAAGCTCCTTGACCTCTGCCTGCATAGTTTTCATACGGTTGTATTCGTTGATATACTTCTTCATCTGCTCGGCATATGTTGCCTGCTGTTCAAGGGGAGCCGTGTCAACGGGTGTTTTGTCAGCATATTCATCTGCGACCTTGATGTCAGAATCAAGCCTTGCCACATTTTCGTTATAACGGCTTTCCGCAAGTGCTATCTTATCCGCAAGTATCCCGTCAAGGGAAGCAAGCTTGCTTTCGTTGGCAGCGATCTCCGCTTTCATGCGTTCGATAGATTTCAAAATAGCTTCACGCTGGTTGGATATCGCCATCTTTTCGGCAGCTACAGCGGATTCCTTTTCGCCCTGAAAGCCCCTTATCTTGTTGGCATAACTGTCCTTGAACGCCTTTGCACGCTGAATACGGCTGTTGTGTTCCCTGGCGCTGTTTATCTTCTTATACGCTTCCGCAAGGTCGAAATTCTCCCATTCCTCCGCATTGAAATGCTCGGGTATATCTTTGGCGATATCCTCGATGAACGCCTTCTGATTGCGGATATCACGGTTGATGTCCTGCCTGCGCTTAAAGTAGTCCCCATTTTCGGACTGGATATCCGAAAGTACCTGCAGTATGTTCTGGCTGTAATCAATGCCCTGCGGTATCTCACCGAACTGCTGATTTATCCAGTTAAGGTCCCAGGGAAATTCGATGAGGTCAAGAATGGCCCTGTTCTGCTCCTTTTTGGTCATCTGGGTAAAAGCTACAGGGTCAAGCTGCAAGGGCGTAAAGAGCTGCTTAAGAAAGTTTTCGGGAGAAGATACTTCCTTGCCGCAGTCCTTTACGGATTTATAATCAGCCTGCTCGGTGCGCTTCTTACGATTGATGTAAATACCTGTGTCAGTCTCAACAATGATCTCGCCCTCTTTTTCGCCCTTGTGGATAACATAATCACGGGAGCTTCCATTGGTAAGAGCATATCTGATAGAATCTATTACCGATGTCTTGCCTGTACCGTTTGTACCTGTGATCTCGACAGATCTGCCGTCAAGCTCGGTCTCGGTGATGCCGAAAAGGTTCTTTATTTTTATCTTGGTAGCCTTCATTTTTCATATCCTCCGTTACAGTTCAATTCTTTCAACGGGCTGAATGTCCTCAGCCTCGCCCTCAACGTGTACGCCCATAAGGACTTCGGGGCAATAGACCCTCGCAAAGAATGACGATGCCCTGTATGCAAGCATAAGCTCGGGCATATTCGTCCATTTTGGGTTTTTACCGAGCCACCCCTCAGCCCTCGCCATTTTCAGCGTGACCTCGGGACCTTCCACTCTGTCACCCGTGTCAGCCCATACAGCCGACAGATAACAGCCTCGGTCATCGGTGCCCTTTGTGCCGATATATACAGGGCGGACGCTGCCCGGCTTGAATTTGCCGCAGCCTTCAATGAGAGCCTTGCAAGCCTGCCCGCTCCATGAGGGCTTTCCTTTGACCACATAAAGGTTTTGCATGACCATCATTGGAGATACACCCATTCTGTCAGCCATATCTACAGCGATGGCGCAGTCGGCAGGCTTGTTTTTGTAGTTATCGGGTATTATATCCGCTGTAGAGATTACCTTTGCGAGCTTATATGCTCTTGAAAAATCAGCAACTATATTTGTGGAAGGCTGCTGCACAATTTCCGATATTGCGGCGCTGCTCTGAGCAGGAGCCTGTATTATGTCGTTTGTTTCCATTTTTATTCCTCCTCAAAAAGTGAAATTTGTTCGTTGCTTTCGGGGATATCCTCCCATTTTACGCCTATGTAATCAAGGACACGTCCCCAGCCGTATTCTGTGCCGTCCTCGTCTTTGCAAACATGGTACATCCAATATTCCCAAGCTTTGGGATTGGCTTCCCTCAGACGGTCAAATCTATGCGGACGGGCTTCCATATGTATTCCGAAACCGCATATATCACAGCCTGTCCTTTGTGCCTTGGTCGTGTACAGGGTGCCGTTTCCTTTGCGCTCAATGGTGCCGTATATCTCGGGAACGGGGACGTGCAAATCTAACGCCAGCTGCAAAATATCCTGCCTGTTGAATATGGCAAACGGAGCGGAACGGACCGTATCTTTGCCATAATAATTACAGCCGTGCATTTTTAGTGATTTTTCACGCCTGCCGCCCTCCGAAGCCATAAGCCCCAGATAAGGGAAGCTGTTATGCTCTTTCGCCCAATCGTCGCATGGCTTTTCTTTCAGCCAATAGCAGCACTGCGAACTGACTTTGAACGGCGGCGTTTTGTAATTAACGCCCTCGTTTTCGTTTTCATATCCGCCGAAAAGATACAGCCATTTTAACGGCAGCTTCATTCGGCTGTTCTTCTGCCAGCCGCCGTATTCTCCCGTTTCGCCCGTAATGATAGCGTGTCGGATAGTAGCATTATTTTCGGTCGGGTTCTGCAGATGCTCGATTTTCGCCGCTTTTTCCTTACTGATAACGGGAAATCCGTATTCCTGCAAAATCCTGTGTTTGGAGTATGGCTTTCCGTCCTTGTCTCGGGACGTTTTCAACTGTATAACACCGAGCTGTTTATGTATGCGCTGAATGCTCCTGTCCTCAATGCTTGAAACTGATATTGCAGGAACGTCAATGCCTATACTGCGAAGAAAAAGCAGCAGGGTAATGCTGTCAAGTCCGCCCACAGACACATGACAGTTTGCGTAATATTCTCCCACGGGAGAAGTGATGGTATTATAAAAATCCTTTGCCATTTTTGCGGCGTGAGACAATTTCGATTCATACGGCAACTGCTGTAACTGCAGGAAACGCTGAATATTTTCGTCAATGTGCTCCCGTTCCTTGCGTTCAAGGACGTTTTCCTTGTACTTCTTTGCGCCGCTCCTCGGGGTGATCTGCTCGTCCTCGATCAGGGTGAGTTGTTCCATCAGTCCCTTGCCTCCCCGTAAATCCTGCGGTAACATGAAACGCAGTAGCACAGCCCGAGAGACTTGTAAAACGCCTTGCGCCTGCCGCATTTGCGGCATAGGCATATTTTGATTTTCATCTTGACATTCTCCTCATTATCTGCTATAATGCAGATGATAATATATCTGTTTATTATTTTTCCTCCGCCTGACCTCGGCTGCAACCGAATCAGGCGGATTTTTTATCCCTGCACAGGGCACTCGCTGATTGACAGTATCCGAGCCGCACCAACAAACTGCTGAGCGCATTCATTCGCCATCTCAAAGCTGTGTGCCTGAATGCGGCAGCTGTACTTCCTGCCCTCATAGGCGTATCTAAGGATATACCATTTCATTTTTACACCTCCCTGCAAACATCTGTGATAACCGCCTCGACCAGATCGTCAAGACTGTTTTCAGCGAAAATCCTGTCCTTTGCCTTAGCTTCGGCAGCTTCTCTCGACCCAGCCGATACGCTGTACACATCGTTGAATGCGCCGCCCTTGAACCTGAGGTGGACATATACGTTGTATGTGCTCATTACTTTACACCTGCCTTTTCCTTAGCCGCTTCGAGCAGCTTCTTGTCGATGATACGCTTGAGACATTTTGCCATAATCTCAGGGCTTGGCTCGTTCACGAGTATGATCCTGCGTCCGCTTTCGGACATCATTTCTCTGGTGATGGGCTTTGTGGTTTCATTCATATTTATTTCTCCTTGGCAAAATTTAGTTTTCTTTGGCGGAGTGCGAATGTACTTCGCCGCTTTTTTTGAACAGTACCTGTACCGGAACATCTGAAAAGTATTTTTCATGTATTGCAAGAGCTTCATCAAGTGTGAAGCCTGAACGCCCCGTCAGTTTTTTGCTCAGGTAGTCAGCGCTGATCCCAACTGCTTTCGCTATGTCTTTCTTCTTTATTTGCCTGCAGGCAATTTCTACTTCCAGTGCCGGATAAGCGGGTTTAACGGTTCTGTATGGCAACTTCTCCTCATCTCCTTCCTGTCCCGGACAGATAATAAGTTTACTGCTCAATGATCTCCATATGGTCATAAGCAAATTTGATCATATCGTAAGTGGTCTGAGCTTTGGTGTGATTGGTGATCTGCATGACCTCCTCAACCATTTTTGCGGCTTCGGGGTAAGTTCTCAGCTGGGCAAACTCGATAGGCGCTTCCTTTGGCGCTCTTTTGACTTTGAATTTCTCTTCCATGTTTTCAACTCCTTGACAATTCCCTAGTTATAGCTGTATAATTGTGGTAATAAAGCGGAAAGGGGCTACATAATTTTGAATGAACTTTTTGAAATAGTTACTAATGATTATGTTTGCACATATATAGCATTAGCGGGATTTATTATATCAATAGTCAATTCAATTTATTTGGTTTCGGTCAATTCCTTCAAAGCGGCTCTCGTTCAAAAGAGCTATGCTTTTTGTGACAATCGTAACGGACATCCGGCATATTTTGAATTAGCTATCGAAAATAAATCCAGGATTCCTATGTCAGTCTCACGAATGTTTTTGATTATAAACAATCAAAAGTATGAATTTCAATGGGAAACAGAACGTATTGGACACTTTGCGTTTAAAACCAATGGTAAAGTTACAGAAGAATATTCAACCTATTCATTAACATTACCACAGAACATATCCGGAATGGGAGCTATCGGCGGATTTTTCTTTGTCCCTACCGATGATTTGATTTCCAGAAGTGACTTTATAAATTCGCAACTTTGGATTGAGATTCATACTAATCGTGGCAAGAAAAAATTTAAAATTGACTTGTCAAAGTTATCTGACCACCCATAATGCGTATTCGTTCTTTGCATTCGTCAAGAATTTCGTAAGAGACCTCAAATGTTATATGGTTTGCTGCAAGGCAGTTCAGAATTTCGGAAATACACTTTTCGCATTCTGAACTGCTATTTTTTTCACTTGAAATGTCTCTCTTTCCGCTAATGTCGGAACGCACTTCAACCATTGTTCTCACTTCCTTTCCTTAGTGCCGATAACCATCTCAGCAATGGAATCGGGGTTGATTTCCAGCGCCTTACACAGGGCAATAAACTCATCTCCCATGATTTTTCTCTTTCCGTTAAGTGCGGAGCAGAGCTTGTTTTTTGCATCCTTGACATTTCCTTCCCTCCCGCAGTATAATTGTGGTAATTAAATCGGAAAGGAGGAATTTTGTATGAGCTTCTGTCCTTTTATGAGTAATGGTAAGGACATAAAGAATTGGTGTGGCTGTATAACTTCTTGTGAGCTTCGTATTAACAATAGTTGCGCATTGAAGATATTGGCTCAAAAGGCGTTATTTGATGTCAAGCATCAAAAGTCACAGATTGAAGAGAGCAAGCAGAGCGTTGCAGATAGCAGCCGTTAATCTGTCAAGCCCCTCAGCGGTATGCTCCCTTTTCGCCTCCTCTGAGAGCATTTTTATATGTTCCCAGAGGAGATTTTTTGCTTCCGTGGCTGTAAAGTTAGATTTGTTCTCCATTTTCTCACTTCCCTTCATTTTTGTCTGTCCTAATTTTCGCCCAAATGCGGTGCTATACTGATATAGAAAGGATTTCGTTGATAGCTGAAACAACCTTACCGCTTGTTATATCCCCCACAAGAATTTTGTACAGGTTGGAACTGTCAACATAGATGCCGGGATATCGGCGTTTGATTTCAGATATTAGCCATTCCTGCCTTCGATTTTGCTCCATAAGAGCAAGCTTGACCTTTTTACCGTAATTGCATAATGGCTTTTTGTATTCTGACAAATTAACACCTCCCATATTGTAAAATATCACGATTGACAGTTACGGAAAAATGTAATATAATATAGTTGCAAGATATTATTTTTACGTTCTGCCGTAACTGTGATTTTATTATATTACGTTTAGGCGTAAATGTCAATAGTAAAATTACGGATTGGCATAACTTTGTCAGTGTGTATAAAAGCAGGTGCATATTTATGTCTAAATTGTATGAAACTATCGAACAACTTTGCAAAAACAAAGGCGTTAATATAACGAAAATGTGTAAAGATGCAGGAGTGAGCAGGGGATCGTTAACAGACCTCAAAATGGAAAGGTCAGCAGAATTGAGTACAAGCTCGATGAGTAAACTTGCAGAATATTTTGGCGTATCAACAGATTACCTTCTTGGCAAAGACGCTAATAGCGTAAAAGCCTATGATGAGCACGGGGAGCCTCTATTTATAGATGACGAAGTCAGAGAAATAGTTGACAGCCTCCGCACCCGCCCAGAAATGAAAATCCTCTTTAGTGCCAGCAAAAAAGCAACTAAAGAGGATATATTGAAAACTGTAAAAATCATTGAAGCTTTAAGGAATGGTGAGAATGATTGATTACATAATCAGGTACATAGATCTGCCGTACACCATTAAAGGCGTGACAGTAATGGACTCTGACGGATTTTATAATGTTTACATAAATTCTCACCTGTCGTGGGAAGAACAGAAAAAGGCAGTCAAACATGAACTGGAACATATACGCCGAGATGACTTCGATAATATTTGTGCATCGCTTGAAGAAGTCGAGGCTATGTAAAATATAACAATACTAACTAAGGACGTGATTTTATGGGACTTAAGTTCAGAAAAAGCGTAAAATTGGGCTGTGGCGTTAGAATAAATTTTAGTAGTTCAGGCATAGGCTATAGTATTGGAACAAAGGGCTTTAGAACAACCATAAGCCCTCACAGACGAGTTACAAGCAGAATAACCATACCAGGCACGGGTCTTTATTATACTTTAGGCAGCAAGGGGCGAAAAGGCGGCGGAAGGCCGTCCCATGCGTCACAACCATCGCCAGAAACCGAAAACATTCAAATAGGGCTTGGCGTTACATCAAATACCACAAGTGCAGATATAACTAATTTTCAGCCAGCTGAATATGATGATTTATTAAAACGTCTTAAAATCGCCTATTACTCGCAGATGCTCGCCATTATTTTGGCTATCTTCGGTCCCTGTATATCCGTGGGGTTATATGACCGATTTTCTTTTTCCCCCGTTATAATGTACATATCTATCGCTGCTTTTTTAGCGGTGTCTATTGCAATCCTGCTTCTCGCTGTTGTTGATATGGATTATAATCTCGATGCCGAATCCAGCGAAAATTATAATAACTATTGTGCATCATGGGATTTTGTAAATACAAGCAGAGGGAAATGGCAGCAAATTACATCAACAGCTGTAACAGATAGAAAATATCACTCAGGCGCAAATACTGTTGTAAATTTAAAACCATTGACAATGACACATAGATGTCCTCGCTTTATGCGCACAAACATCGATATATGTTGTATAAATATGTTTTCAGAAAAACTGGTCTTTCTTCCTGATAAACTACTGATTATACGCAGCGGAAAAATAGGCGCTGTAAACTATGATGATATAAAAATATCGTATTCCAAGCGTAACATCACTGGTGCACAAGTTTGCTCCGACTCTGAGATAGTAGGATATACATGGAAATATGTAAATCGCAATGGCAGTCCAGACAAACGATTTAAGGATAATAAAAAACTTAATATCTGCAAATGCGGAGAAATAACATTAACGTCAGCTTCTGGCTTAAATGTCATCATAGTATTATCAAATAATAAGGTAATCGATGATTTAATGAAATAAAAAATCCCCCGAACCATACGGAACGGGGAGAGAGGAAATGTTCAGGAGATGAAAATATGGTTGACAAATTAAATGAGATTGTAGATTCTGCAAATAAAGCAAAAAAGATTGAGTATCGTGATTGTTATGTCGCTTTTTTAGATATTCTGGGTTTTAAGGAGCTTATTAAGACAAGTGAATGTTCTGATATATTTAACCTTATGGAAGAATGCGTGAATAGCTGTAAATTTTATATTGATGATGTGTCGGAAACTTCCAGGATAACTAAAGAATATCTGGATAGTGTTTTTGAGGAGATAACTTTAAATCTTATTTCAGACAGTGTTGTTATATCAGTTCCAAGTGATAGGAAATGCTCATTAGATGTACTGGTATTTGTTATATGCTCATTGATAATTAAGTGCTTCAAAGACTATGGCGTTCTATTCAGGGGTGGAATATCCAAAGGAGATTTTTTTGCATTTGAAAACAAAGTATATGGTCCTGCGTTGAATGATGCATATTTACTTGAAAGTCAAAATGCAAAATTCCCACGTGTTATTTTTACTACGGAACTTTTAGAAGATTATTTAGTAGAAAATTTCAACAGAGATTTCAATATTCTTTCAACAGCGATAGAAGTAGATAAAAATGATTATTTCAATTTTGTTGATTACTTATTCTTCCTTATGCATCAGGGAAAAGCCAATGCCGAAACCGAGGAACAAAAGAAAGGATTTTCAAACTTAATTGATAAATTTAATAAAAAAATATCTGATGAACTTGCAACTGAAAAGAATCCGGGAGTAAGAGAAAAATACGTTTGGCTTAAGGAATATATGAAAAGAGCAAAGAAAAGAGATTCAGAACATACCGCTTTTACCCATAATGGTGTCACCCTCTAAGCTTACAATTTTGTGAATTGGTTCTTTGCCCACATCATCAAAGCTTTTGCTCGGTGGTACAAAGCCAAGATTTATTGATGCAAAATCCAAATTTGCATCTTCGCATACCAATTCAGCTAATTTGTTGATAAACGGTTTTAGCTGTTCTACTGTAATATCTTCCCGTTCGCTTACATTTTTAAGTCGTGATACAGTGCGATATAATGAATAATCTGCGGAGCGTGGAATAGTTATTTTCATATAAAACACCCTTTCAAATCTTGTAATAGCGATATGTATATATTTATATTATATCATATATTTTATTACATATCAAGAGATAAATAAAAAAAACGCCCCAAAAGATGCTGGAACATCTCTCGGAGCGCAGGAGAATGTGGTACATTCACCATTCATACAATGTGAATTATACCATATCCTCCAAGAAAAGTCAAGGAGGAATTAAATGAAAACCGCCGTAATATACGCCCGATATTCATCGGACAAGCAGACGGAGCAGTCCATCGAGGGACAGCTTTATGACTGCTACAACTACGCCAAGCAGCACGGCATAACAGTCGTGCAGGAATACATAGACCGAGCCATGACGGGCAAGAACGATGACCGCCCTGCGTTTCAGCAGATGCTTCATGAAAGCGCCATGCACAAGTGGGATAGTGTTATTGTGTGGAAACTTGACCGCTTTGCACGCAACACCATAGACAGTGCCGTAAACCGTCAGATTTTAGCTAAAAACGGCGTGAAGCTGCTGTCCGTCATGGAGAGCTTCGGGGACGATGCCAGCGGTCAGATGATGACCCATATCATTGAAGCAATAAACGAATACTACAGCGCCGACCTTCGGGAAAAGACTATCCGAGGAATGAGGCAGTCGGCAATGAAGGCCCAGACCACAGGGCATATCCCGTTAGGGTACAAGGTCGTTGACAAGAAGCTGGTCATTGATGATGAGACCCGAATTATCCCCGAAACTGTGTTCAGGATGTACGCAGAAGGGGAGAGGCTCACCGACATAGCCGAGCATCTGAACGCCCAGGGCTATCGCAACCGCCGAGGCAGGCCGTTCACCACAAACAGTTTTTACAATATGCTGGCTAATGAAAAATACATAGGCATTTACAAATACGACGATATAGTGATCGAGGGAGGAATACCGCAGATGATACCCAATGAAGTTTTTGAGGCTGTAAGAGAAAAGCTGATAACCAACCGCAAGAGAGCCGCCAAGAACACCGCCAAAGCCGATTATTATTTGTCGGGTAAATTATACTGCGGTCACTGCGGAGAGCCCATGAGCGGGCTGTCAGGCACAGGACGCAACGGGGTCAAGCACTATTATTACCGCTGTAACGGCGTGCAGAAAAAGTCAGGCTGCCACAAGAAGCTGGAAAATAAATATTTGATAGAGGACGAGGTGTGCAGAGCAGCACGGTCAGCGTTTGAGCAGATGGACAAGGCGGAGACCGCCGAGACCATTTATCAGATGTATTTGCAGACGGTCCGAAATGAGTATGCGCCCGCCGAACTGGAAAAGGAACTGACCGAATGCACAAAGCAGGCTGAGAACGTGGTAAACGCCATAGCTCAGACAGGCGGAAATCAGCTGCTGTTTGATAAGGTCAGGGAGCTGGAAGAGCGCAAGGAGCAGCTCAGCTCCGCCCTCAGGCAATGACCGACAATGTGCCATCTGTGGAGCAGATCACCGTGTTTATAGATGATATCCTTGCAACCGACATCAACACCACCGAGGGCAAGAAAGCTATCGCCGACATCATGATATCAAAGGTGTATGTTTACGACGACAAGCTCACGGTCATTTTCAAAGATAAGGACGGCAAAAGCGTTGATATACCGCTATCAGCCGTGTCAGATAGCTCCTCAGCGGATTGTGCTCCCTCTGCGCTGGGGAGCCAAGCTAATTTTAAGGCGACCTAAACGAGAGGTCAGAGAGTAATGTTTGTTAAACTCTTTCTCCTCGGTGTTAGGTTGCCTTAAATCGTTTTATATGGCAGTTTTCATCATTGCAGCAAGAGTATTGTTTTATTTATAGTATGGAAGCAGGGCTTCCGTATGCTTACGTTTATGTAAGTGTACGGAAGTCCTTTTTTTATTATCCGAACGAAAGGAACAGCGAAAATGGAAAAAGATATGAAAAGCTACCCCAACAATCTCCTCAGACAGTTATTCCCCGGAGAACAATTTGACAATCTTGCCGATGACAGCGGAATAGCTCTTGACTATGTAATTTCCGAAACTATGAGCGAACGTGAAGCTCTTTTGCTCAAAATGAGGTACAAAGAGAATATGACCTATGCGGATATTGCAAAAGCCGTTGGCAATTCATCGTCAACAGTTACTCATAGCATAAGAAAAGCTGAGAGAAAACTTTCGCAGCCGATAAGGAAAAGGAAAATTCGACTGGGTATGCACAATCTTTTTAAGTATGTCATTGAGTGTGAGGAAAACCGTCTTGAAGCAATTTACAGGAGGAAAATATCTTCACTTGAAAGAGCAAATGCAATTCTCAGACAGGAGAAGTATATTCCCGAATCTCCGGAATCTGACATTATTAACGAGGGAATAGAGGTCCTCGACCTTTCGGTGAGATGCTATAACGTTCTCCGCAGAGCAAATATTCAGACAGTTCGTGACCTTGTTGATACAGAACCCGAAAAAATTTTCAATCTTCCTAATCTGGGCAGAAAGTCACTTGAGGAACTGCTTGATGTTTTGTATGAAAAAGGCTTTGCGTACAAGTCAATGGAAATCTGGAGGAGTTATGAGGGCAGTTTGTAAAAGGGGTGCGTGAAATGTCAAAAATAGAATTCGATTACTATTACGGAGCAGAAGCCGACCAATTTTCATTTGTGCGAATACCGAGAGTGCTGTTCACCGACAAGGAAAAGTTTGGTTCAATCTCCAACGAAGCAAAGCTGCTGTATGGCTTATTGCTGGAGCGAATGGAGCTTAGCAAAAAAAATAACTGGATTGACGAGAAAAATCGTGTGTATATAATCTTCAAGATAGAGGAAATCGCCGACAGAATGAACTGCGGACACGAAAAGGCCTGCAACATTCTCAAAGAGCTTGACGATGAAAACGGCATCGGTCTTATCTCCAAGAAACGCAGAGGAATGGGTTTGCCTGCTATTATCTATGTGAAGAACTTTATTGTGCAGGACGAACAGGAAAAAGATTGTGAGCCAAGGAATAATTCAGAAGATGAATCAGATATTCCGCAGGATAATTCACCGAAAACAAGAATTCCGAAAATCGGAAATCAAGAAGTCGGAAAACAGAAGTCTTGAATTCGGAAAATCAGACTTCAAGAGTTCCGAAAAACAGACTTCAAGAAGTCGGAAAATCGGAAGACCACTTTAGTTATATTGATAAGAGTTATATAGATTTGAGTTATATTGAGAATCAATCCATCAATCAATCTGCGGCACCGAGAATTTTTCCGACACCGCCACGATTGATTGATGAGATTGACCGAGAAACATTAGAGCAATCTGTAAAGGAACAAATCGAGTATGACAATCTTATCACTCACCCCGATGAAGCTGTTGTGAGTATGGTTGAAGAAATCAAAGACCTTATCGTTGATGTTATCAGCGGAGAGAGAAATATTTTTATCGAGGGCAAGAGAGTTTCGGAAGAAGCTGCACGGTCCGCATACCGAAAGCTGACGAGCGAGCATATCACGGATGTGCTGCGGAACATTCTGAACTATCCCGGAAAGATAAGTCGGATTGACCGCTTTCTGACGGTAGCATTGTATAACTCGGCGTTCACGCTTACGAACCAAACGTTCAGCGGCTTTGAACACGATATGGGTATGAAACTTATTTAGCAGGAGGTTGAAGAAATGGGAAAGCATAAAAAATATTTGTCTGTTTCTGAATTTTGTGAGATGAACGGAATACCGAGATACAAGTTTTACAAAATTCTGCATCATCACCCGGAGCTTGCGAGGAGAATCCGCACAAGCACATCGGGAGAACGACAGCTTGACGAACTGTCTTTGAAAACGGCAAAGGCAATTTTTCGGAAAGAGAAAATCGAGGACAAGCGAAAATTATCTGCCAATGCTGCTGCCGATGAGATAAATATTCTTGCCGTTCAAGTCGATGAGCTGAGAGAGCAGCTGAAAAATCTTCAAAGCGAAAACGAACAGTTAAAAAAATTTCTCGGCAGAGAGAAGAAGGACGGAAGAAAAAACAAAGCAATAGCTTCTGCCGTTCTGAAAAAATTGGGCAGAGATTATCTTCCCGGCGATGAAAAAAGATTGGCTGAATATCTTTCAAGCTGTGCTGATTTCAAAATCTTTATGGACAGCAGAATAGAAAAAGCAGAGGAGTGTGATTTTAAAAATGAGGATAGATGAAATTGAAAAGCTGGACAGAAATTTTCTGACGGCGAGTGAAGCTGCTGCGGCTATTGGAATTTCTCTTGCGACCTTTTATCGGAACAAGAGCAAAATGGAATTTCCGATTATCCGAATCGGCAGGCAGATACATATTCCAAAAGAGCCGTTTTTGAATTTTCTCCGTTACGGTGAGTGCAAAAAAGTTGGAGAGGAACATCATTGAACGAGAAAAATTCTGACGGAGTAACAACGGTGTGTTACGGAAATGTTCAAGAATGGGACAGCAGGAGCGAAGCAAAAAGATATTTTCTTGAAGCTATGCTTAACTCGGACGGCTCTGAGCGTGAGAGATATTCCAACGTTTATCTGAAAATTATGCTGGGTTATTCTTATTGCACCGACAGCGTTGATGAATGATTTCCTCAATTCTCCCTTGTGGAAAATGCGAATCAAGCCGCATTTTTCCATGGTTGGGGGGTGTCAACGGTTGAAAGGCAGAGTGGTGGGGCAGTTCCCCGCAAGCGTAGAAAGGTCATATGACCTTTCGCTGCCGAACACGTAGATTCGGCATTTTTAGGGATAAATCCCTAAAACCCTGATAGATATGGAGATGATAGAATATGCCAACAAGAAAAGGCAACAAAGCGATAGTTATATATTTTTCCCCGGAGGAATGGAAGGTTGTTTGCAGAAAGGCAAAGGCGGCAAAATTGAAAAACGGAACGTATATCAGAGTGTCTGCCGTGAAAACAGAAATCAAGATTTATGATTTGAAAGAAATTCTTGCAATCAAAAGGGCATTGGAATCAGTTGGAAACAACGTTAATCAGGTGGCAAGGACTGTGAACAGAACAGGAGCTGTCTACCAAAAAGACATTGAGGAATTGCAGGAGGAATTCAAGTATTTCAAGCACGCAATCAAAAATTATCTGTTTGAAATATCTCCGACGCTTATTGTGTGAGGTGGAATATGCCGATTATCAAACATATTCCAATCTATTCCGCACCGAAAAAGTTTCTTGCTTACATTTCCAACGAGAAAAAAATCGAGGGGACTTTAATCACGGGAGTGAATTGTTCGGCCAATGCGGCGAGTGCATACGAAGATTTCAAGATTAACTTTGAGAGATTTTCTAACAAAAGATTTTTCAAACGCTCAATAAAAAATGAAACAGCCGAGCGAGAAAAAAGGCAGATCCGTCTGCACCATTATATCCAATCCTTTAAACCCGGAGAGGTGTCGGCGGCGGAAGCTCATAGGATTGGCTTGGAGTGGGCGGAAAAAGTTTTCGGAAAAAATCATATGGTGCTGTGTGCGACACATATTGATCGCTGTCACGTACATAATCATTTTGCCGTTGCACCCTATGACCTTGACGGAAAGCACTGGTATGCGAACAAGGAAAGTTTGCGGCGTTGCAGAAAAATATCCGATGAAATTGCAAAGGCTCACGGTCTTTCAATTATTGAAAAACCAAAGTACAGAGCCAACCACAAGTACGGTGAGTACAAATTACGGCGAGAGGGAAAGTCTTGGAAACAGAATTTGTGTGACGAGATTGACAGGCTTGTTGTGAAAGCCAATGTGCATAGCATTGACGATTTGGTAAAAGAGCTTGAAGCGAAAGGCTATGGAATTAACCGTGGAAAATATCTTGCGATAAAGGTTAAGCCAAATCGAAAAGCAATCCGCAGTTTTCGTTTGGGTGACGGTTATTCTCTTGAACATCTGGAGTATCGCATTGCAAACAAAAATATGGAGATGCCACTATCACAGGCTTTGAAGTATGAGGGGATTCAGCGTGAGTATGCTTTGTGTATCAGGCAGATTCAGATTGAGCTTTACCGAAAACCCGAAGCGGACAGGCTGCACCTTGCGACTTATCGGGAGGTTGTGAAGTCCTCGGAGCTGCTTTTCTTTTTGCAGGAGGATGACATTCATTCGGCTGACGATTTCAAGGAAGCTGCCGCCAATGCGGACAAGGCTCTTGCCGATTTGAAAAATGAGAAGAACGAGCTTTTGAAAAAAATATCGGATGAAGAAAAGCTGATTGATGAAATTCCGAAATATCTGGAAGTGTTGAGCCGTAAACCCTTGCTTGCAAAGGACATCAAGGAGCTTGCGAAATACAATTACATCAAGGACGCAGGAGTGAAATCGGCTGATGATATTTCCGTTCATCAAGAAAAAATTGCGGATATGAAGCGGCAGCTTGTGGGAATGGACGAAAAAATCTCCCTCGCCTTTGAAAAACGTAGGGAGATTTATGACTTCTATGATTTTTACGATAGTCGAATGAAAAGTGATTATGAGATTTTGCTGGAACAAGCTAAAGAGGAAATGGAGAGGATTCGTCTTGCAGAGGAGAAAGAAAGGGCGGAACGGGCAGCGGTGGTTAATGAGAATGTTCGTGGTAGTTCCGTTCGTGGGGCAGTGAGGTAAAAGAAGTGCCGTACTCGAAGTTTTCCGAATACGGCTGGTACACATATATTAACTGCCCAACAAACGGTTGTGATTTTTAAAATGTGTTCTGTAAATTCGACCATATTACTCCCAACAACCGCTTAATTGCCAAACTTCTACAAGAATGTAAAAGTCAAGACCGCATTTGCGTTCATTTTAGCCTTGACTTTTACATTCTTGTAGATATAATGACAAAGGCGGCTGTTGGCGTACTATGTTGGATAATGGCATTTACACAGTTGAAAATTTAGACTCCTCTACAAACTGGAATTTGACGTTCTATTAATGCTATTAAACCCAATCAATAGCATTCTTTACAAGTTTGACAAATGGTTCACAGGTCAGATTTTGGGTAGTGTGTGCAGGAACGATACAGCAGATTTTTCCCTTGCCATAGGTGTGAATCCATACAGCAGGCTGAACGCCGTTCTTTGAAACGGTTTCTGCAAGAATCGTTGTATCAGCATTCGGAATCATTTTCATTACATAATGTTCGTCAAAATCAGGGAATGTGAATTTGCCAATGCCTTCAATAATCGGATGTTCTGCTATCGGTTTTACAGTAAGTGGACATTGTTCGGGATGAGTGATAAAGTTACTTCTTACAACATTTGTGAGGATTGCGTGATTTTCTGTGTAATCAGTAAGTGATGCGTGAAGCATAATCGTTCCCATACCATTCTGAATATCATTCAGAAATTTCTCCGTCCATTTTTCATCACACCAGATTGGAGTAGGAATCTGATCATTTTCAATAGGATCTTTGAAAGACAAAAACAAATCAAACTGCCCGTTGAAATAATCATTTGGGTTCTTTGTGAATGTTACTTCATAATCTGCGTTAAACAGATAGTCCATCATAGGCTTAATGGAATCATCGTGATGCCAGTAATCGTGTACCAAAACAAATACTTTTTTACTCATAAGTTATACGTCCTTTCATCACCATTTTATGGCTACATTTTTGTGAATTCTCGTTTTTTAGATGTGCGTTAAATTCCGATTTATCGGGCAGATTAAAAATCCACCCAACTACATTTTACCATAAGCACAGCCAAAAATCAACCACGAAAGGAAGAAAATAAAAATGCTCACTCGCTTTTACTACACTCCTGCTGCTTTTCCATAACAGCGTTGTACTTTTCAAGCTCGCTCATAACAAATCTTTTAATCTCGGAGGTGGTGGAAACCCCACGCATTGCACACCAAGCCTTGAAATCCTCGGCATCTTGTGTGCGTACTCTTGTACCGAGGGTACGCATATTGTCCTTGTCCCACTTTCGGGCATATCCTTTTTGTTTCTCGGAAACAGGCATTTTTATCGCTCTCCTACTTGCATAAGTATATTTTATCCATTATACCATAGCAATGGAGATTTTGTCAATGTGCGCATAAGCTAAATTTGTATAATCAAGTTTGGCTGGAATTACTATTGAAAACTACTTATATAAGTAGTATAATGTGAGTGTAATCAAAAAAGAGATGTTCCGGTGGAACATCGGGGAAAGGAATGGTTTATATGAATAACACCGAAAGTGAGCTTTATATAGCAAGGGCAATGCTTAACGCAAAGACGGCGGTTATCGCAGACCGTGAAAACCGTGAACAGCGTATCCGAGAAAAGGCGGTTAAGGCGTTTGAGGAACGCAGTAAGCCAAAGGAAAAGCGTGAGCCGATGTCAGCCGAGGAGAGAAAGGCGGTTCTTACCAATCTGAAAATGCTTAATGCAGGAAAAACGGAAGATTAAAGTACACAAAATGTTCCATTGGAACATCAACCAACAACAAAAAAGGAGAATGATTATGTTTAGAATTTCAGATGAAAGCTATGAGAGAGTAACCGAGATACTTGAGGACATCGGTTATGCTTGCGATGTTGAGGAAGAATTTGAGGAGTGGGAGGACGTTGCAAGAAGTTCGTTCGCTTCCGTTCTCGATGAGGTTGACACCAATCAGTTTGATATGACCTGTGCTGCCATAAAGGAGCGTATTGTTGATGAATATGCCGAGGGCAATGAAAACTATGCAAAAGGTATTCGCACTGCATTTTACGGCTACCTTTGCGAACGCAGGGACTATCTTGATTTTTACGAGGACTATGACAAACCCGAACTTCCCGATGATGCCGATGAGAATGAAATCTCCGAGTATGAGGAGAAAATGGAGGTATATAACCGCAGGAAAGAGTACAGCGATTGCGTGGAGAAGTGGATTTCGGATATAGGCAGTATTTCATTAAAGGAGGGAGAATAATGAGCAAGGTTATAACCATAGCAAATGCAAAGGGCGGTGTAGGAAAATCTTCTACATCGACAGCACTTGCGGCAATTCTGAGTGAGAGAGGTTACAAAACGCTTCTTATCGACTGCGATACACAGTGCAACAGCACCGATACTTACAGAGCAATGACCGAGGGTGTTGCTACCGTTTATGATGTGCTTTTGGACGAGAGCCGATTGAGCCTTGACGAAGCAATTCAGCATACCGAGTGCGGAGATATTCTCGCAGGGGACAGCTTGCTCCGACAGGCAGATGAGAAGCTGAAAGGGAGCGTTGACGGACTTTATCGAATGGCAGATGCTCTTGACGGCTGTGAGAATTATGACTACATAATCATTGATACTGCACCTGCTATGAATTCTATCCTGCATAACTGCCTTATTGTCGCAAACGAGGTTATCATTCCCGTAACGGCGGACAGATACGCTTTGCAGGGACTTTCACAGCTCTTTGAAACTATCCGAGCTATCCGCAAAAGGCAGAATCCAAGTCTGAATGTTTCGGGACTGCTGCTTACCAAGTACAACGGACGGGCAAATCTTTCAAGAGAGGTCAGAGTTTCCCTTGACGAGGTTGCGGAGCAGATGAATACAAAGGTTTTCGACACGGCAATAAGGGAGTGTATCAAGGTGAAGGAAGCACAGGCGAGAAAGCAGACACTTATTGCGTATGCTCCCAAATGCACGGCTGCCGAGGACTACAACAGGCTTGCAGATGAGCTTATAGGTTGATGTTCCACTGGAACATTTATGAAAGGAGTTTTTATTGTGGCAAGAAATGTAACAAGCAAATTCGGCGTAACGGACGGTCTGGACTTTACTTCCGAACAGGGGATAACGAGCATTGCGATAGACAAGCTGATACCGTATCATAATCACAGATTCACTCTTTATGATGGCGAGCGTTTGGAGGATATGATTCAGAGCATCAAGAAAAACGGCGTGATTACTCCGATAATCGTTCGCACAGCAAACGGAGGAAAATATGAGATTTTGTCGGGGCATAACAGAGTGTATGCCGCAGGACAGGCAGGACTTGAAAATGTGCCTGCTGTTGTAAAGGTGAATTTATCCGATGAAGATGCTGAAATATTTGTTGTGGAAACAAATCTTATTCAGCGAGGCTTTTCCGATCTGAAAATATCCGAACAGGCGTTTGCGGTTGCACTCAGGTACAACAAGCTGTTTGACGAGCGAAAACGAAAGGACATATGTGACGAGCTGTATTTCATCGAGAACGGTAAGCACCGTCCCGAAGATGTTCCACCGGAACATCTTACAACGAGAGATGCAACAGCAGAGGAATACGGCATAAGCTCCGCAACGGTGGCAAGGCTTCTCCGCATAGACAAGCTGATAAACGAGTTCAAGGTGCTTGTTGACCGTGGAAATATAAAGGTCCGTTCTGCCGTTGACCTTTCATATCTTACAGAGGAACAGCAGAGAAATGTGTACAAGGTTATGACCGAAAAAGATGTTACTGTCATTGATATGAAAATGGCGAAACAGCTCCGTGAGATAGCATCATCTTACACGATAGTCACCGATGAGCTGATAACCGATGTGCTGAACGGTGAGTACGATTCGGACGAAAAGCCAAAGGACAAGGGAGAAAAGATAACGCTCCCCACCGCAACATACAAGAGGTATTTAAGCAGTTATTCCAAAAAGGAAGCGAACGAGATAATAGAAAAGGCCCTTGCTCTGTACTTTGAGCAGGGCGAATAACGGAGGTATTTAAAATGGAAAAGATGATTATTCAAGGCAAGGTAAAAGAGGTTTTTATGCTCAAAGGAACTGGCAGAATGCTTGACATTTTCGGCGTGAGGATAGCACAGGCGGACGGTTTGGAGGAGCTTGTGGAGTGCGAAGCTGCCGAGCTTGACAAAAGGCTTCACCCCGGAACGAAAATTGCGGTTCTGGCATACCGCACGGACAGGGACGATGACGGAAATCCTGCGGACAGGATTATTGCTAAGACTTTGAATTATTGATACTGTTTAAATAGGTATGACAAAGGCTCAATGGAGGGATTCCTCGTTGAGCCTTTATCTGTATTTTATATTGTCGATAAACTGGAATTTGACAAGCCGTTATTGAATTTCCTTGATAAACACTTGCATTCGCCTTGTTACAAGCTCATGGCTGTTTTTAATTTCTTCTTTATCTACCCATTTGTAAGCAATTGTTTCTCCTTCTTGAAGAAGAATGGAGTCTTTGTCACATTCGATATCGCATAAATATTCCACATAAATAGAATGATGTTTATTATGAACGACACGACCAATTTCGATTAAGTTTTCGGAACAAATGCCTGTTTCTTCTCTTAACTCTCTAACAGCACATTCTAAGGGGAGTTCTCCTTTTAATGCGGAGCCACCTGCGGTTAATTCCCACATACCGCCAAAATGCTTCCTTTTGTCCCTTTGCATAAGAAGATATTGTCCATCAGTATGTCGTACTGCAATTTCGCAAACTAAGTGATAAATCCCGTCTGGGATTTCATCGCCTCTTACTAACACAATGTTGTCAAGCTTGTTAAATTGATTATCATATGCGTCCCATAGTTCCAGCATAGTACACCTCCGCCAAATTCCGATTTATCGGGCAGATGAAAAATCTACCCAATTACATTTTACCATAAGCACATAGAAAAATCAATCATCTTTAAGAAACTTATACGCAGGAATATCCAAAGCCTTGGCAATGTCAAACAGGGTATCAAGAGATACTGTGCGGTTTACGTTCGGAGCTTCTACCGCACCTATAAAAGCCGTGTTCTTGTTGATTTGCTCTGCAAGCTGTTCCTGTGTTATCCCTTTCAGCTTGCGGTAATAGCTGATTTTCAAACCGATTCTTCTGTATTCTTCGTAATATTCCTCTTTCATATCGCCACCGTCCTTTTATAACCATTTTACCAAAAGCCATTGACAATTTGAATTTTGTGAAATACAATATATATTGTATGGCATACAATAAAATATATTCTGACTACAAAAATATCGGGCGGTATGTTATATTGTCCGTACTTTTACACATTACTTTTGATATACTTATATATAGTAGGATAAATATATCTAAACATAACATCTTGGAGGTGCTATATGGACAATAATCAATTATCTTGGTGGGATAATGACGAAACCCCGGTAATGCAATCGACAAACAAATTATCGGTTGCAAAACTTGATTTTATAGAGGGACAAGAGGTTGAGTGGCAGGAATTATTTGAGGGATTTTCCTCAATTAAAGTAATTACCTATTCTTCAAGCCTTAGTTTTATAAGCAAGGTTATTGAACTTTTTGATGATGCAGAGATTATTTTTGGCTGTCAGCAAGTTATGACCTATGATTTATGTGAGATAATGGCTTTTCAATTGGCGCTTGTGGAGAACATAAGGAAATCCAAAAGCAAAGACAAACTAATATCAAGAATCAAGGATAAAACCTTGCGTATGTATGCTGCAAGAAAACAGCTTTCACACGAAAAAATATATCTCCTTTCGGCTGCTGATGGCCGCAAGAGAGTTGTTATGGGTTCAGCCAATATGTCAAATCGTGCATTTTTAGGCGGACAAAGAGAAAATATCGGTTATATAGACGGTGATGCAGGATACGATTGGTATTTATCCGTATATGAAGAATATATCGAGGAATGTACTGATGATATTACCGAGAAAGCAATACTTGTATCCGATGATGGTGAAAATATAGGTGAGCTTCCTGTGTCTAAATCTGTCAATTCAAATACTGTACTTGCAATAGTTCCCAATACAGAGGTATCGGAAGAAATTGAATTTGCACTAAAGATTAACGGATCGGTTGCCCGATTGAAAACTTTAATGCCGAAAGTGGATAAGAAAAGCAATCGTTTTATGATTTCTTCGCAGACAATAAGCACATTGAAGCGGAATTTCAAAAAGAAAAACGAAGAGGAAAGGAATGTCAGACAGGAGTTCCCTAAGTTGCATATTGATTTGGAAAAGAAAAATGTTATGTTGAATGGTGAGGAGCTTAATCTCAATCCAACAGCTGATGAAATACGAAATGATGTTTCGTTATTCATACAGTATATGAATGGATATAGTGAATTCAATGGGGAATGGGAATATATGCAAAACAGATATTATGAGTTTGCAAACTGGTTTTTCTGTTCTCCTTTTATGGCTGTTATGAGATATACGGCACGGCTTTATAATGTTGACAAGAGTTCATATCCTGTATTTGGAATTATATATGGACAGAGCAAAGCAGGAAAAACAACTTTTTTATCAACACTTTTGCGAATGATGGTAGGACAATCTCCCAACATTGCAGGAAAAGAATTTACAAGAACTCAGGGAGATGCACTCAGATTTGAAACAGAGGGTGTTCCTATCATTGTAGAGGATATAATGAAAACGAGGTTTGATACGCACGCTCCGGAGCTTATAAAAAATGATGATTTTGGATATGCTGATAATCTTATGAATTTTCCTGCTATTGTATTCAGTGCAAACAATGATATGGATTCAATAAAACCCGAATACACCAGACGGGCAGTTTGTATAAATGTCAGTGCAGGACTTTTGAATGAAAAACAGCGTGCTATGAATACACAAGTCAGCAGAATACGGCAAAAGCTCGGAACTGCTTTCTACCGTGAGTATTTGAGAAGAATGATAGAAATAGTCCCATCTCTGATTGAAATGCTAAAAGAGGAGGGTGATGATCTCGAAATTCCGGATATACTGAATTATTCCTCAAAAGTAATTTATGATATTTTCACCGAAAACTTTGATGATGTGATGCCATCTTATGTGTGTGAATTAAACTATAATGATTATTTTAGTTCGGGGGTTATAGCTAAGCAAATGCGTGATAAGATAAGAACTGCTTGGAAAAATAATCGAAGTTGTTTCACAATCAATAAAAAGCTAAACGAGCTTATTTATAACACAGGCAATATATATGAACCAAAGAAAATACAAAATGAGCTTCCCGAAATTCTGGAAGCAAAAATAAGCAGAGATTTAATCATAATGAGGTTGGATACTGCAAAAGAATTCTTTGGAATCGACTTTAAAATCTCGATTTTTGATAGCTTAAAAAGATAAAAAGCAGGAGGATAATGTAATGAAAAAATCAAAAAACGTTATAGCTTGGATATTTACCATAATGTTTGCTATGCTGGCATTCAGCGGTTGTATGTCCGATGCCGATGACGGTGATATGCAAGCGGAAAGCACGTTGTCTGTGCAGGAAAGTTATGATACAGCGGAGCTGACGGATATTATCACGGAAATATCAGACATGGCAGAAATCAATGCTGCGCAGACTGAGGGACAGATTATTGAGCTTTCAAAAAAACAAGTCACTGCGAAAAACACTGCGGCAAAGAACAAGAAGTCCGTCAAATCAACTTTCTCCATACATTTCATTGATGTTGGTCAGGCAGATGCGGCACTTGTCGAGTGTGACGGACACTATATGCTGATTGACGGCGGCAACAAGGAAGATTCAGACCTTATCTATTCCGTGCTGAAAAAAGCTGCCGTTCCAAAGCTGGATATTATCGTAGGAACTCACGCTCACGAGGATCATATCGGCGGCTTGCCCGGTGCGCTGAATTACACAACGGCAGACCTTGTTTTATCTTCCGTGACATCATATAACAGCAAGGCGTTTAAGAATTTCAAGAAATATGCCGACAAGAACGGCGGCGGACTTGTTGTTCCGAAGGCAGGGGATACATACAGTCTGGGCAGCTCCGATGTGAAAATTATCGGTGTGAATGAAGCGGACGGTACAAACAACTCATCAATCGTTCTGAAAATCACTTACGGAAAGACCGAATATCTCTTTACGGGAGATGCGGAGCGTGAAGCTGAACAGGCTATTCTCAACAGAGATGAAGATATTTCGGCAAATGTTCTGAAAGTGGGACACCACGGCTCGGATACAAGCACAAGCTATGTATGGCTGCGTGAAATAATGCCCGAATATGCGATTATCTCAGTAGGCAAGGGCAACAGCTACAACCACCCCACCGATGAGGTTCTGTCAAGGCTTCGTGATGCAGATGTTCAGACCTACCGCACCGACCTTAACGGCGATATTTTTCTTACATCTGACGGAAAGACTATAAGCATAACAAGTGACAAAACCGCTTCAAAGGACGAGATTTTTAAGGCAGGAGAAGTTGTCACCGAAAAGGTTACACAGGCAACAACACAGCCTGTTGTTACCGAAAAGGCAGACAATAACGCAGCAGGACAGAATTATGTTCTGAACACAAACACAAAGAAGTTTCACTACCCCTCTTGCAGCTCTGCAAAGCAGATTAAGGACAAGAACCGTGATGAATACACGGGTACAAGAGATGAGCTGATTGCTATGGGTTATTCGCCCTGCGGAAAATGTCATCCTTGATTGGCAGTTGAGCTTCATAAACTAAAATAATCGGAAGATAAGACAGCAGCAGGCATTTACACCCCTGCTGCTGTCTTGCGTCTACACCGCACAAATCCGTCTTAAAAATTCCGCAGAACGCTGTAAAAATCGCCCGAATAACCCCTCAAACCCGTTCATAATCTGTTGAAATAACCAAAACCGAAAAAATGGGAAAAAACGATTGACATACAAGCCAAAATGGGTTAAAATAAAATTAAGCAAATATAAATTCACATATTATTTACATCAAATTCAAAGGAAAGGGATGATTTTATGGTAAAAAGAGCAAAGCTCAGAAAAATAACGGCAGGCTTGCTGGCGTTTATGCTTGTAACCTCGGCATTGCCTGTGGTGGATATTCTGCCCATAGACAGTGGTGTATCTTTCGGTATTACGGCGAGTGCGGCAGATGGCAATGTTGTTGCCAGCGGCTACTGTGGTAAAAACGGCGGACAGAATGTTAAATGGGAACTCACTGAAAACGGAACCTTGCCCGATGGCGCAACCGCATATAAACTGACAATTACAGGCTTGGGGGAAATGGCGGGTTATGATTTTTTTAATCAATCTCCTTGGAATAGCAATGGGCAACATATTACTTCTGTTGACATTGCTTACGGTGTTACAAGCATTGGAGCAGGTGCATTTTTCGACTGTTCTGCATTGACAAGCGTAACCATTCCCAAAAGCGTTACAAGCATTGGAGCAAGTTCATTTTACGACTGTTCAGCATTGAAAAGCGTAACCATTCCCAATAGCGTTACAAGCATTGGAGAAAGTGCATTTTACTGCTGTTCATCATTGACAAGCGTAACCATTCCCGATAGCGTTACAAGCATTGGAGGCGCTGCATTTGCTGTGTGTAAAAAATTGGAAAGCGTAACCATTCCCAATAGCGTTACAAGCATTGGAGGCGCTGCATTTTATGAGTGTTCATCATTGACAAGCGTAACCATTCCCGATAGCGTTACAAGCATTGGAGACAATACATTTTATAAGTGTTCAAAATTGAAAAGCGTAACCATAGGAAAAAACGTTACAAGCATTGGAAGAAGTGCATTTTTAAGCTGTTCTGAATTGAAAAGCGTAAACATAGGAGAAAACGTTACAAGCATTGGAGAATCTGCATTTTATAAGTGTTCAGCATTGGAAAGCGTAACCATTCCCGACGGCGTTGAAAGCATTGGAGCAAAATCATTTTATAAGTGTTCAGCATTGAAAAGCGTAACCATAGGAAAAAACGTTACAAGCATTGGAGAAAGTTCATTTTCTGATTGTTCAGCATTGAAAAGCGTAACCATTCCCTGCAGCGTAAAAAGCTTTGGTTCATATGTTTTCGATTACTGCCCTGACACCCTCAAATATCACCTTGTCGAAGGCTCTTATGCCGATAATAATATCACAAGCACGAACAAGGTATATGACCAATACCACAGCTTTATCGGCACTGACGGAAATGCCAACACAACGGACGAAAAATGCCTTTGCGGTGAGGTTTATAACATCAATTTTTCGGGACTTGACAGCAAGGTTCAGGTTACAAATCCCGTTTATGACGGAACGGCTCAAACTCCAACCATTACTATTGACGGCTTGATAGCAAGCACAGACGGCGGAGCAACAGGCGATTATATTATTGAAACAATAACTCCTGAGACCAATGCAGGCGAATACACCGCCACAATCACAGGCATAAACAATTATGCAGGCACAAGAGAGGTTGAATGGAGTATTGCTCCTGCTGTTGCAGAACCCACTGCAAGTGCAATAACATACGGTCAGAAGCTTTCCGAAGCCACACTTTCAGATTCAAATTGGAGTTGGGTTGACGGTACTGTTATCCCCACAGTTGAAAACATCGGATATGCCGCAAAAATCACCGTTGATGATACCAACTATGATTATACCGGTGTTGAGGGATATGATTCAAATACACATATGGTAACAAGGACAATTTCCGTAACCGTAAACAAGGCGGAAATCAGCACTGTTACAATTACGGGCGTTGATTCACCTGCCGAAGGATAAATCCTTGACACAACAGCCGAAACAACAGACACAGCCTACACCTTAGGTGCGGCAAGCTGGTCGGACGGCGATACAACAGCCGAGTTTGACAAGCAGTATACCGTGACAATTATCGCAACGATTTCCGACAGTAATTATAAGTTTGCCGACACGATTACCGCAAAGGTAAACGGCGAAACAGCAACAGCAAGCGTTAATGCTGACGGTACAGTGACAGTAACCTATACTTTCGCTAAAACCGCAGAAGCAAGAGTTACAGGCATTGAAATCACAGCTGAGCCGACCAAGAAAACATACTCTGTCGGCGATACACTTGACTTGACAGGCGGCAAAATCAAGGTAACCTATGAGGACGGAAAGACCGATACTGTTGACATAACTTCTGATATGGTATCGGGCTTTGACAGCACAGTCGAGGGTGACAAGACTGTTACCGTAACTTACGGCGGATTCACTGACACGTTCATGGTAACAGTTGCTCATACACACGCTCCTGCAACCGTCTGGACATCTGACGAAACGGGACACTGGCACACTTGTGCGGGCTGCACCGAAAAGGTTGACTTTGCAGATCATACCTCGGATAACGGCTCGGTTACAACGCCTGCTACCGAAACAGAAGAGGGCGTTAAGACATACAA